GTCACCTTCCCGACGCCATTTGCCTTCACGCCTGTCCCGCCGCTGATCCTTCCAGTGGTGCAGAACTTCTCGGCCGATCCGGTCATCCTGCAATTGTGGGTGACGGTGACGGACTGCGATGCAAATGGATTTGATTTCCTCCTGTCCGCCCCGACCAACACCGCCAATTACAAGCTGGTCTACCAGGCCGGCCTGCCGGATGCATTATATGTGGCGACTCAGGGGCGGAGGCTGACGGACGAGACGGTATTCAGTGGAACGCTGGCCTCGGGTGATTTGATCCCCATGGTGCAGATGGCCCCCATCCCACAGTCATTTGCCATGCCCATTTCGGCATTGCAGGCGGCCTTCCCTTCCAATCTGGCCGCAGTCCCTAACACGCCGGCATCGACCACCGGGCAGGTTCATTCATTCCTGACCGACGACAATTACCTATATGCCAGGACTCCATCGGGAGTTGGGCGCATTGGCCTTTCGCGCACGCAATGGTCCCTGCCCGACCTGGCATTGAAAATCGATCGCGGATCCCATCTCTGCACCGCGGCAATCACCCAGACCATCACGTTCGCTGCCACGTTCCCGGTCATTCCGCACGTTCAATTCACAATTCGCAATACCGTCGCCGGAGACAAGCTGCTGCTCACCGGCAATATCACGGCACGCTCCACTACCGCAGCCACCATCACCCTCAATGCAGTGCCCACAAACGGCACGGACTACTACATTGATTGGAAGGCGGAATCCGCTCAGGTGGAATCCGCTTAGCCGTAATTTCATATGATCATCGCTCCAATTACCAACGGCAGGCTGGAATCCGACCTGGACGCCAACGACAAGATCATTGCCGGACCGGAAAAAATCTCCATCGGCAATGACACCACAGGCACCGCACGCCTGCATATCCTTCCCGGAGAAACACCCACCGACGATGAGGACGGCATTTGGATCGGGGATGATGTGAAGCTGTACCGCGGAGCCACCGGGCAATTGAACATCGTCGGCAATTTGGTGGTCTCGGGGACGGTGTCGGCGGGCAATGCTGTCATCACACTGACCAGCACCAACGCCTGGACCGGACCCAATTCATTTTCCGGCACCGTCACAGCCACCGGTGCGCTCTACGTCAACAACGGCACCGCCGGTATCACTTTCAGCGGCCCGGCGGCCACCGCAACACGCATCCACCTCGGTGTGGACATTGGCAGCGACGTGCAGGAATGGAGCGCACAGCTGGACACCATTGCCGACCTGGCAGTCACATCGGGCAGCATCATGGTGGCCAACGGGTCCACTTGGACTTCCGTCTCTGGCAGCAGCGCCCGCACGGCCATTGGGTTGGGTTCTTCGGACAATGTCACGTTCGCCGAATTGACCACCACAGGGGATGTCATCTTTGGCAATGCCGCTACGGACACGGTGACGCTCAATGGCAAGGCGGCCTTCCCGAATGCAACCTCACTGACCTACGCGGTTTCAATTGGCGGGCTGACCATTTACAATTCCAGCGGAGTGCTGACCTTTGGCAGCGCGGTCAGCGTGGAGGCATTGACGGCCACCGGGCTTGTGTCATTTCCAAATGCCACCGGTTCAGGCACCGGGCTATTGTTCGGCGGAGACGCCACCCTTTACCGTTCAGCCTCCGATACCCTCAAGACGGACGGGGCATTTATTGCCGCAGGGCTCACCCTGACGGGAACTCCATTGGCCTCCGCAAGCGGGGGCACCGGCGTCGGGACATTTGCACAGGACGTCATGCTGTATGCCAGTGCGGCCAATACGTGGAGTGTGGCTTCATTGTCCGCGGCGGTGCGAGCCACCCTGGGCAGTGCGGACCTGGCGACTTTCCGCACGGCTGTTGGTTTCGTGGGGGCCAATCTGGACACGGGTGGAATTGCCACCGCCAAGATCGCGGATGGGGCAATTACATCGGCCAAGATCGCAGACGGCACCATTGCCACCGGGGACATTGCCGATGGGGCAATTACCGCGGCCAAGCTTGCCGCCGGTGCGGTGACCAGTGCGGCCCTGGGGTCTGTCATCACGGCGGGCACCTACGGGGACGCCAGCAATGTTCCCATCATCCAGGTGAACGCGCAAGGACAGGTCGTGGCGATCACACCGACCGCAATTACGGCCGCCACGGTAGCCGGCAATTACATTGCCACGTTGACGTTGGGTTCCGGGCTGACATTTACAGCGGGTGCCGGCACTGGCAATGCGGCCGCCCCGACTCTGGCAGTGGATTCCACAGTGCTTGCTTACGTCACCAACGTCATGACCGTCCCCACGGGCAAAACCATTGCGGTGGCCTCGGGAGGCACACTGACATTAGCGGGGGCTGCAACGGTGTCCTCGGGCGGTACAGTGACTGTGTCCTCCGGGGGCGCGGTGACGGTCGCTTCTGGCGGCACGATGACATTGGCTGGAGCGGCTACTGTGTCCTCTGGCGGCACGGTGACAGTGGCATCGGGTGGTGCTGTGACCGTGGCATCTGGCGCCACAATGACCTTGGCTGGTGCGGCGACTGTATCCTCGGGTGGTGCTGTGACGGTAGCGTCTGGCGCCACAGTGACTCTGGCCGGTGCGGCGACTGTGTCTTCGGGTGGTACAGTGGCTGTAGCTTCCGGTGGAGCGGTGACGGTAGCCTCGGGGGCCACGATGACATTTTCCACGGGAGCCACCTTGTTAATTCCGGAGGCGACACCAGCCTCTGCCTCCGCCACGGGGGTGAAGGGAACGATCGTGTGGGATACCTCGTATTTGTACATTTGCACTGCAACAAATACTTGGCGCAGAATCGCCCATGCCACGTGGTGACCCCTGCGGTTTGCGCTTCCTCTGATTTGCGCTTCCTCTGATTTGCGCTTCCTCTGATTTGTCCGACCTGTCATTCTTTTCTCCCTGATGCCTGACTTCATATTTCCAATCCAAGACGGGAAGTTGATCAATGCCCTGGACGCAAATGGTCAGGAGATTGCCGACGCCAATTTGACCGGGACGACGTTGCTTGATGGGGTTGCCATCACCGCCACGCTCGACGACAAGCTCGATGCCAGCGCCCTCGACACCGATGGCACGATGGCAGCGGACAGCGATACCAGGGTCGCCAGTCAAAAAGCCACCCGCACCTACGTCGCGAGCGTCCTGGCCGGCGTCTCGAAAAACAAAGGGCCACTGGATTGCAGCACAGACCCGAATTACCCGGCCGCACTGAACGGAGATTATTACCGCTGTTCGGTCGCGGGCAAGGTCGGCGGCGCATCCGGCGTCGTCGTGGAGGTCGCGGATCTCATCATGTGCGTTGCGGACAATGCGGGCGGCACGCAGGCGAGCGTGGGCACGAGCTGGATCGTCGGGCAGGCCAATATCGCCGGGATCACGACTGCCGGGCTGGCGATGATGCAGGCTGCGGATGAGGAGGGGCAGGCCGGGTTGCTGGATGCGTTTCTGCTCTCGCTGTCAGGCGGCACGATGGACGAGAACGCCATCGTCAATCTGTTCAACGGCTCCCAATTCAAGCAGTCCATGCCGAACAAAGGCATCGCTGGCACCGCAGGATTCTCAATCATCTGCTCGGTGGGCTACGAGTATAAGTTTGCAAATGGCTACCTGTTCGTCCTCTCGGATGGCAGTTCGACGGTTCGCAAAGTCCTCTACGCACCCGTTGCCCCTACCGTCACCGACGACGAAACGCTCGGCTACACCACGGACACGACGTGGGAAATGGCGGACGGCACTCCATATTACTGCTTGGATGCTTCCACCGGCGCTGCGGTGTGGTCTCGGGGGCAGAAGCCGGTCGGAGCGTATTCGATTGGTGAGCTCACCGGAAATGTCACCCTGAGCCTCGCCAACGGCGGGACGCAATACGGCAACATGAGCGGGAACACCACGTTTCAGGTGCCGACCGGAACCCCGGAGGAATGCGTCTCTGAAATCACGGTGATCGTAAGGTGGGCAGACGGAGCGCACACATTGGACTTCCATGCGGACATCCAACGGGCCAGCGACAGCGCGGCAACCTTCCCCAAGACACTCACGGCTTGGAAGTCCTATATTTTCAAACTCAAATACATGGGCGGGGAATGGTGCCTCGTTTCCCTTACTGGAGGATTCACGGAGTCCGTGGATTAATTTATGCCGACACGCTACTTCAAAAACTCGGTTGACCAAAACTGGGACGTCCCCGGGAACTGGTGGGCAGACGCCGCCTGCACTGAGGGCTTTTCCGGCACCCTGACCGGCGTGAATGTCACGGACACGGACACGGAAGTGACCTGCGACAGCACGGCGGGTCTTGTGGTGGGGCGCCCTATCACCGGCACCGGCATAGACACAGGCACTACGGTCGCGAGCATCACGGATGGCACGACGTTTGAACTGAGCCTGCCAGCCATCGCCAACGGCAGTAGCAACCTCACTTGTGAATTGCATGGGATTCCCGTGACCGCCGATGATGTCGTCATCGCGACTGGCAACGGCACGGTGGTTGCCCTCCCTTCGGCGGACGTGCTCGGGTTGGTGACGGTGAATGGGGACAGCGTGCTGGATGTAGGTATGTGGCCGTCTGTGGGGCTATCAGCCGCTAGCTTCGAGTTCAATGACACCAGTTACAATTCAGGCTACATCGCCGGAAACTGCACCTTCAACGACTCTAGTGCCAACTACGAGGGCAATATCGCCGGAAACTGCACCTTCAATGATTCCAGCTTCAGCTACGGCTCCATCACCGGAGACTGTACCTTCAACGATACTAGTAGCACCACCCTCGATGTCACCGGAAACTGCACCTTCAATGATTCCAGCTTCAACAATTGGGGCTACATCGCCGGAGACTGCACCTTCAATGGCTCCAGCTACAACGGTTCTTCTTCCGCCTCCATCACCGGAGACTGTACCTTCAACGACAGCAGCTACAACGACGGCACCATCACCGGTGAGGTCGCCTTCAACGGCAACAGTCGTAACGGCAACAATTCTCCTGTGGTAAACGGCATCATCAACGGGGACTTTACGTGGGGTAGTTCCAATTACAACTACGGAATCATCAACGGTGACTGCGTAGGCGGCGCGGTCTTAAATGAGTACCCTGGCGTTATCAACGGAAACTGCACGGTAGCCTCCGGCGGGACGGTTGCCATCAACGGATGCGTCATCAACGGCGACTGTGACTTCCTTAATGGAGGTTACTCCTTTGGCAGCAGTGCGGTTATTACCGGCAACGTCACGTTCTCTGGTAGTAGCTATGGCGGTATGTATGGCGGAACCATCAACGGAGATGTTACCTTCAACGACTCTACCGCACTGCAAGGCAGTGGCACCATTACCGGAACAGTCACCTTCAACAACAGCACCCAAAAAACAGGGGGCTACATATATGGTAATCCAACCTTCAACGATTCCAGTGCTTACGCATGGGGCAGCTCAGGCACAATCTTTGGTGATCCAACTTTTAATGACTACACGACGTGTAGTGGCGACATTACCGGAAATGTTACCTTAAACGATAATGCCTATTACTCGGGTGACACAACGGGCAATGTTTCGTTCACAATGACGACGTTCGTGAGTGACCCTCTGAACAGCGTATACGGCGGATACGTGAGCGGTACGGTAGATTTTCCAAACGGGGCCACCTTCACGCTGGCAAACTCAGAATCATGGATTGTGGACGCTTCCGCATGGACAGGCACACTTGCATGGGAGTTTAACGACACCAGCTACAACGCCAGCGGAGCCACCGTCACAGGAAACCCCACCTTTAACGACACCAGCTACAACGCCAGCGGAGCCACCATCACCGGCAATCCAACCTTCAATGACTCCAGCTACAACCAAGGCTACATCTCTGCGACCTCTGTCACCTTCAATGATTACAGCTACAACCGCAGTGACAGCGGTAATCCGCTAGTCGCCACCTCTGTCACCTTCAACGATTACAGCTTCAACGGTCTCGACAACGTCGCAGGCGGTTACATCACCGGAGACTGCACATTTAACGACTTCAGCTTCAACGAATACAACGGCTACATCACCGGCAACGCCACGTTCACCGCAGCTGAATACTCGGCACTGGGGGGAAATTATTATTACGGCAGCGACCCACAGCGGGGCACCGTCTCAGGTACCGTCACCTTTACCAGCCTCACGCCAGTCAAGTTCACGATGGCGGGAAATGTGTGGTATTCGGACACAACCGGATGGGTGTTTGATACCGCTGGTCAGAATTGGGAGTTCAACGGCGAGAGCTACGTCCTCGGCACCATCACCGGCGATTGTGTGTTCAACGGCGGTGACAGTTATTCAATCCCCTACCAAATCCAAGGAACGGTCAATGGCAACTGTGTGTTCAATGTCTACAACGCCATCGGAACCTCTGGTGTCGTCAACGGCGATTGTGTGTTCAACAACGCTAAGGTCGACGGTACCGTCAACGGAAACTGCACGTTCAACGGCTACAGTTGGAGCACTAGTACTAGCAACATCACTGGAGACTGCGAATTTTATGGTAACTCCGCTCAGGGCACCATCACTGGCGACGTCACGTTCTATAGTGGCTACAACACCGGAACCATCACCGGCAACGTCACGTTCTCTGGTGGCTACAACAGCGGCACCATCACCGGCAACGCATCGTTCACCGACACTGCATTCTCCACAGCTACCACAGGATTTTTCAACCCACAGCAAGGCACCGTCACAGGCGGCACCGTGGACTTCCCGAATGGAGCTACATTCACTCTGGCAGGCTCTGAGGTATGGACTACGGACGCCTTTGCATGGACAGGCACACTCGCATGGGTGTTCAACGACACCAGTGCCAACAGCTGGGGTAGCACCATCACTGGCACCGTCACGTTCAACGATTCCAGCTACAACGGTGGCAGCGGCGTCACCATCATCGGCGACCCAACATTCAACGATAACAGCTACAACGGCTACAGCACCATCACCGGCAATCCAACCTTCAACGACAACAGCTACAATGCTAGCGGAGGCGGCATCACCGGCAATCCAACATTCAACGATTACAGCTACACCACCGGCACCATCACAGGCAACTGCACGTTCAACGATACTAGCTACGTCGATGACAACGGAATCATCACCGGCAACGCCACCTTCACCAACACCGCCTTCTCCACGGCAACCACTGGATTCTACAACCCACAGCAAGGCACCGTTTCAGGCACCGTGGATTTCCCGAATGGAGCCACCTTCACGCTGGCAAGCGGAGAAGTATGGGCTACGGACGCCTCCATATGGACTGGCACACTCGCATGGGAGTTCAACGACACCAGCTACAACGCCGAGCGCATCACCGGAGATTGCACCTTTAATGGTTACAGCTACGGCACAGTATCCGGTTCCGTCATCGTCGGCAACTGCACCTTCAACGGCTCCAAATACCACGGTAATGGCACCATCACTGGTAATGTCTCATTCCGTGAATCTTCCTACAGCGGAGCCAGCGGCATCACAGGAAACGTGACATTCTACGATTCCAGCTACAACTCCAGCGGTGTCATCATCACCGGCAACGGCATCATCCGCCAGCACGCCGCTGCATTCGTCGCATGGCGGGACTACGCCACGTCCGCCTACATCACCGGCACGCTCACCTTACAATTCCCCGAGATGGACATCCTCGGCACCGGCCTGCTATAATTTCAGCAACCTCAATCCACAAACACCATGAAACTACAGACACCAGTCACAGTCCAGCCGCCCACAATCTATCGCCCCGCCCGCGACAACCAACCCGCGCAGGAGCGAGTTCAGAAGCCAATCGTGCTCACGGAACTCGACGTGACTACCGTGGACAACGAAAAACGGAAACTCGCCACCGCCCGTATCCATCCGTTCCCCAAGCAGCTCACGCTTTGGGAAGGTGCAGCCTACGACGCAGCAGGCGACTACACGCAGACCAACGTGGAAGCCCGCGTGCTCGAACTGCTCGGCACAGACATCAAGGCTGGCCTCGAAGCACTGTTCCCCGCAACGGGGAAGCCGTAATCGCCGATGTTCACACCCGCCAAACTCCTGCCGTGGCCCTGGTGGCGTAGATGGCTCATGCGCCTGAAAATCGCATGGGGCTACGCCATCGGGCGCGGCTACTGGTGGTGGGATCTGGAGACCGGCGAACTCTACGGAAACACGGCGATCTGCCGGGTGTATGGGCTGCCGCCTGGAAAATACCCCACGACCTACGAGGGCTTTGAAGCGATGCTGTGGGCGGACGATGACCGTGTGACGGTGCGTAGATCAATGGACAAATCGAAGGAGTTGCGCGCCGTGTTCCACGACACGTTCTGCGCGAAGGATCAGACGACCGGCGCGATGATTTTGATCAAAGCAAAGGGATGGTGGCTCTACCGTGACGGAGAACCCGTCGCGATGCTCGGCTGGAACGAGCGAATGCCTTACTCCCGCACAAAGGAAAACGTGATCCGATTCTCGCAGAGCATGGAACGCAAGTTCGTCGAGGGTGATCGAACGGAGTGCATCGTCATGCTGAAAGCCTGCTTACCTAGACAATATGCCCGGAAATGAAGAAATCCTCCAGCTCCTGCGGGAGATGCGGACGAACGCCAACGGCAAAAAAGAAACCGTTGCGTATCTCAGCATCGCCGTCGGCATCCTCTCCGGGTTCCTGTCGTTCTGGGCCGGGCATGCGGTCACGGGAGAACGGGTCTCCCGACTGCAGCATGACTTTATCGAAGCGAAAAGGATGCAAACCGAACTGCACGCCCGGATTGAGAAAGTCGACCGTGAAAACGATAAGGCCATCTCGGCATTGCGCACGTTGACCCAGGCGCAGCAGGAGGATCTGAAGGAGCTGCAACGTGCGGTGAAGCGGTGAAGCCCTGAGCGGCGGCAAGGCAATTCCAGGCTGGACAGTCCTCCGATAATACGGCAGCGTCACCCAATGCAACTGCGCCTTCTCTCCATGTTGACCGGCCTGGTGTTTGCCGGCTGCGCCACGGCGCCCGTGGTCTCCAACCGCGCCATCACCGCGACAGGCCAGCACATCGGCGAGGCCCGAGGCAGCGGCAAGGAGATCCTGAGAATCGGCGGCACTCTTGAGCGCAGCAATGCGAAACTCAAAGCCAGCTCCGACAAGCTGGGCGACGACATCAATATCCTGCAGTCCATCCTGAACAGCCTGCGCCCCAAATCCAAATGAACTCCGTTCGCGCATTCCTCTGGCCCATCCTCGCATGGGGGCTCCTGCAGGCTGCCTACTGCCAGGACGAGCCGCCCAAGCCGCGGTTCATCATGGTACCCATCGAGCAGTTCGAGCAGCTCCAGCAGGTGACGGAGGCAATCAGCGCGGGCCGGGAGGCATTGAATGCGACGATCATCGACCAGGCCGGGACGATCCTGAGCCTGCAAGGGAAGTCAGGTCTCCTCGCTGCGCAATTGAAGGCGGCCGGCGACGCTGCCGTGATTGCCGCGGAGAATTTCAAGGTAATGCAGGATTTGAATGAGAAGCTGGAGAAGCAATTGCGCAATTGGAAGGTCTTCGGCAACACAGTCCTCACCGTCCTGTTTGGGTTGGCATTCCTCGGCGCCTTCCTCACCACCAAGAACATCACCAAGGACAAGCCATCGTGGATGCTGTGGGCGGTGCGCATTGCAATCTGCCTGGCCGCCGGCGTGGCGGCATCGAGCGGACTTTTTTATATCATCACCCGACTCATCTAATTATGAAAAAATTCATCCTCTCAATGCTGTCCGAGGACGGCGCCGTCTCAGCCATGCGCTTCTGCATGGTCCTGTGGTTCGCCGCACTGATCTTTGCCTGGTTGATCGTCTGCCTCGCGCAGCCGGGCCTGCCTGAGATTCCAAACAGCCTGCTCACCTTCTCCGGCCTGATGCTCGGCGGAAAGGTCGCACAAAAAGTCACCGAAAAAAAATCATGACCAAGATCGAACGCATCCAACAGACCCTGAAGGACGCGGGTTTTTACGCATTCGAAATCGACAACGACTTCGGACGGAAGTCACGCACGGCCCTCACCCAGGCGGACAGGGCGACGATCAAGCTCGTGCAGGCCGTCCTCGGATTCGAGGGTGACGATGTGGACGGACGCTGGGGCGTGAAGTCCGAGGGTCGCCTTCAGGCTGCAATCGCAGGGAAGGAAGCCCCCAAGATCGACGTCCTGATTCCCGGTGGGCTGAATATGGGATCGGATCACTGGCTCGTTGGTGTGTGGCGGCAGCCGCTTTCCAGTGGAGGCCCTCTGAAGCCGCGCTACCTTGTCGAGCACTTCACCGGAGGTGCGGATGGGGACGGGGATCTGAACGGCGACTGCATCAAGGACGTTGACGGTGCCGTGGACGTTATGAAGGCGCGAGGCGTCTCGGCGCATTTCACGATCGATCGGGACGGAACAATCGTGCAGCACGTTCCCTGCAATCAGAAAGCATTTCACGCAGGCCGGAGCCAGTGGGTCGATCCCACAACCGGCATACTTTACAGTTCCGCCAATGGTAAAGGCGGCAATGATGAAGCCATCGGAATTGAGATTGCGAACTTGGGCGACTCGAAAGGCGCGTTCGGATGGGGACGCAAAAACGTCCCCGGCTTCGCCACCATGCTCGCACCGCACTGGTCGGGAAAACAAAACGGGGGAGATGAGTGGGAGATTTTCTACCCGGCACAGATCGCCTCGGTGCTGGCGCTCAGCAAGCTGCTGGTCGCCCGCTACGAACTGCATGACGTGACCGGCCACGACCGAATCACGCAGCGCAAGAACGACCCTGGTCCGGCATTTGAGGAGCATCTGCTCGCCATCCGTGAGGCGTGTGGATTTGTCGGCATGCCCGCCGTCCACCGCTCACCGTTGTAAATCCAAATGCCCGAGGAGACGTCGCAATTCCGCTTCACCGTCACGGACAAGACCTTCAAGGTGGTCTCGACCATTGCGGCCGTCGTGGTCATCGGATACAAGGCGTGGAATTGGACCATCGACAATGCCGTGGCGAAGCGCGACTGGCAGAATGAGCACCGGCAGTTCAAGGAGATGCTGCTCGGCGCTGACAAGGAGCCCGGCATGGTCAACCTGATGAAGGAGAGTCGGACAGCGCTGGTGCGGCTCGACGCGGATTACGGGAAGCTCTGGCTGGACATGGAGGCGCTGAAGAAATGGCGGGATGCCATGACGTTGCCGGCTACGCATGCGCCCGCCACCCCGACTCCCAAATAGGCAGGCTGTGTTTGCCATTGGCGCGAATTGCAGATAATCTACTCACATGTCTGTCACGACTGAACCATCCACAAGCAAGCTCAACGCGATAATTGCGGCCCTGACCGGCAGCGCACCCGACACGCTGGATACTTTGCAGGAGCTGGCTGCCGCGATTAACAATGATCCGGATTTTTTCAACACACTGGTGACGCTGGAGGGCAGCAACACCTACACCGGCACGACGAACACCTTCACGCTGCCCACGACGACCGGCACGACCACGACCAGCGGCATCGCGGTTGCGGCGAACAGCCTCACGACAGGAACGGGCGCGGACTTCTCAAGCACCAGCGCGAGCAGCACGGCGGGCGAAGTCGTGCGGATCGCCAAGACCGGAACGGGCACGCTCAATCAGGCACTCACGCTCACGGCGAGCGGAGGCACCGCCAATGTCGCACTGAACGCAACAGCAGGACATGTATTGGTGCCGGACGGCTCATACGCCTATAACACTTCAGTATCGCCCTCAATTGGCCGTAGCGCGGTTTCGGCAAATTCGACAAACCAAGCAGGATTTCTTCTTGGATCAAACTCGCTCACATTGCTGACTAATTCAGTTCGCGGGTTAAGTTTTAGCGGTTACGGGTCGTTTGGCAATGGCCTGCTGATTACTCCGGTGGGTGGCAACACTACATTCTCCGGAACGGTTGTTTCAACAACCGTCTTTCAAGCCGCAGAAGACAAAACATCAACCCCCAACACGGGCACATTCAGAGGCGGCGGCGGGTCAGGGACAAACATCGCGGGTGGCGCGCTGCACATTCAGGGCGGCGCTTCGACGGGCAGCGCGGCAGGCGGGTCAATTTTGATTCGCACGACGCCAGCAGGAGGCTCTGGTTCTTCCGCGAATGCCGCCGTGACCGCAATCACGATTGACTCGACGCAGGCGGTGACGCTTGCCGCTACCCTAGCCGTGACCGGCGCGAGCACGCTGACGGGGCTTCTCACTGCTAACGGCGGCATCACGCTAGGAAATGCGCAGAACATCGCTTTCAGCACGACGACCGGAACGAAGATAGGCACGGCAACAACGCAGAAACTCAGCTTCTGGAATTCGACGCCAATCGTTCAACCGACAACGTCAGTTGCCAGTGCGACCTTTGCTCACACGGGCGGGGGGGGGGCAAATATCAAAACGGACGACACGTTTGACGGCTACACGATTGCACAAGTAGTCAGAGCGCTGCGAAACGCCGGACTCTTAGCCTAACCCACAACCCACAAACCCATGAAATCACTGTTTGAAATCCAAACCGAATCAGGCCAGCTTTGGCTCGACATCTCCGCTTATTTCGCCGCCAAGGACGCGACCATCGCCGCCATCACCGCCGAGCGCGACGCGCACGCGCAGACCATCGCGGACTTCCTCGCAGCCGATGACGCGGGCAAGGCCAAGATGCTCTCGGATGCTGCCAAGTCTGCCGATGAGAAGGAGCGCGACGCGGCGCAGGCTGAGTTTGAAGCGGCACAGGCGGCAGCGGACGCGGCCAAAGCAAAGCTCGACGCGCTGAAATGAAGCACGAAATCCCAAGCTGGCTTGCCGAAGCACTAGCCCTAATCGGCGCGTTTATCCTGCTAATCACGCAGGCCAAACGCATCACAAGTCCCGACCTCGACCACGTTCTCCGCGACTGGCAATTCAAAATGGACACACCAGCAACCACTAATTACCATTTGAGCATTCTTTAATCACTGACCCATGACACTCACCTTCGATCCCAAAAGCGACAATTCCCCAATCGTCATGCTGCTCACCGCAGCAGCGGCCGCCTCCCCGTACAGCTCCGTGATTCGCCGGGATCAATTCGGCCTCAATACGTTCCAGGTGATCAATACCGCCGGAGCCACCGTGAAGCTGTATGTCAGCGTCCTGCAGGATTTGGATTCTGCCAGCGAGAACTGGCAACAGATCGGAGCCGACATCACCACCAGCGCCATCGTCGTCCTGGACCCGGGCCTTTACCCATACGTGCGCGTCGAGCGGGATAATGCCACCGGTGGCACGGTCACGGTGGCAATTCAGAGCGGGTGGGGTGTGAACCGGTAAGGAGGACCAATTGAAGGGCATTCGACTCCTTCTCGAACACCAGCTCCCGCACGGCCTGCGGGACTACGGCCGCAATTACGACGCCAAGGGCTTCAACCAATTGCTGGCCCGTGCTGCGCGTGAGCATCCCGAGGAGTATTCCAGCATCATCGGGAAGATTGCGGACGTAGGGCGCAATGCCAGCTACGACCAGGGCGAATCCCTGACGCTGGAAGATCTCAAGCCTGTCATCGACAAGGACTCCATCTTCAAAGGGATGGAGGCGCGAATTGCCCAAGCAAAGAAAGGCGCGAATACCGACGCCGAGTTCCGCACGAAGCGGATGAAGATCTGGCAGGACACCAATGAGCATGTCACCAGGGAGACGCAGCGGGAGGGCCTGCGCCGCGGCAACAACATTGCCTACTCGGTATTGAGCGGAGCCCGAGGCAAGGCGCCGCAATTGAACTCGATGATTTCGGCACCAGGGATATTCCAGGATGGGAATGGTACGCCAATTGAGATGTACGCGACGCACTCGCATGCGGAGGGATTGCGTCCGGCGGAATTCCTGGCCAGCACCTACGGGGCGCGTAGTGCCGTTATTTCGACGAAAAAAGCCACGGCCGTCGGCGGTGACTTCTCCAAGCAACTGTCGTCCCTGCTTTCCACGCTCAATACCACCAGGAAAAGCACCGGCTCGGACAATGGCGTGGATCTGGACATTGAAGATCCCAGCCTCAAATACCGAGTGCTCGCCAAGCCCGCAGGAGGCTTCAGCGCCGGCACCATGATCACAACGCCGGTGCTGGCGGAGTTGCGCCGCAAGAAGGTGCCCTACGTCATTGCCCACAGCCCAATCACTGATGACTCTCCGGAGGGTATCGCATCGGAAAGCGTGGGCGGAATGGATGGTGGGCACCTGTATGGTATTGGACGTACGGCAGGCATCACCGCCGCAAACTCAATTGGCGAGCCGATTACCCAATCTGCGCTGAACGTGAAACATTGCCTCAAGGAAGGCACCATGGTGCGAATGGCCGATTTGTCCGTGAAGCCGATTCAGGAGATCAAAGCCGGCGAATGGGTCCTGGGTTCTGATATCACAGGCGCCACTTTCCCAGTGAAAGTGAAATACGTATGGGATCAAGGCATTCAGCCGGTTCAGCGCTATATCTACAAGCAAGGGCAGACAAAACGCCGGCTGACCTTGGAGTGCACGGACACGCACATCGTGCTGAGCAATAAGAAAACGACGGGTGAGTATCTGCGCAAAAAATATGCAGGAAAATACGGCTTCGGATGTCCGGAAAATTATTTAGCCTGCAAACTTCCTGCGGGTTATCCCCATAAAAACATTGCGGCAGTGCTGCCTGTAGAATGTAAGATTGATGCGGCACTGGAAACGCACGAACCATTGGCTGTCCTGTGTGGAGCACTGCTCGGCGACGGTATTCGCTGGGATTCTGAAAATCATGCGGATGCGTCCATTCGCTTTTCGTGTGCGGATCCAATGCTCATTGCGGATTTGCAAACCCCGCTGGCAACTGCCGGACTCGCACTGAAGAAAAGAAAGCGCAGCCATGATTACGCAATAGTCCACACATCGACTCAAGGGTGGGGAGACCGCAGCGCAACGACTGGGCAGATGGTGAAGACCGCTACCCGGCACCCAATGAAGGTGAAGATGCTGGAGTGGGGAATTGCGAACAAGTATGCCCACGAGAAGCGGGTGCCCGTGCAGGCCTTGTATTGGGATAAAGCCTCTGTGTCTGCTTTGCTCGCAGGATTTATTGCCACGGACGGTAGCATTGGAAAAAACAAAGCCGGCCATGTTTTCATCAGCTTCGCCTCCACGAGTCGCGGGATGTTAGAGGATTTGCGACGTCTGTTGGAGCTTCGTCTTTGTGTGTACACTTCGGAAATCACCAACACGGCAAAAGCGGGAACTCGCAGCTACAAACATGATGCGTGGGCATTTGCAATTACACGACAAGATCAGATTCAGAAGCTGGTAGGCATGCTGCCTCCAATTCCGGGGTGCAAAGGCCCAAGGACAAAAGACCTACTGGAGAATGCAAATTACGAATTGCGGAATCCCGAGCTATTTTACCGCGCCAAGCGCGAATCAATTACTGAGATCGGCAACCACCATTGCTGGGACATCACAGTGGATCATCCGGACGAGCTGTTCGTTTTGGAGAACGGATTGATTGTGAAAAACACCGCAGGAGTCGCCGGTAAAAAGAGGGAGTTCTCGGGAATGAACGCCATCAATGCATTCGTCCAAAGCCCCGAAGCCTTCCCCGACAAAGCCCCCGTGTCCGAATTGGAAGGCACCGTGCATTCCATCAAGGATGCCCCGCAGGGAGGCAAGTTCGCTTACGTGGGCGACCATGAGCACTACATTCCCGAGGGCCTGGGTCTGCTGGTAAAGCCAGGCGACAAGCTGGAGGCCGGTGACGCCTTGAGCGAGGGCATTGTCGATCCCAGGGACATTGTCCGGCTGCGGGGATTGGGCGAGGGCCGCCGCTATTACGCCACCCGTCTCAAGCAATTGCTCGATGACAGCGGCATCAAGACGGATTTGAAGCACACCGAGATGGTGGCGCGCGGAGCATTGGACCATGTGCGCATTACGGATGCGGAAGGCCTGGGCGACTACCTGCCCGATGACACCGTCTCCTACAACAAGCTGGCGGCCTCCTACGTGCCGCCGGCCGATTCGGAGCGTGTGCATCCAGGCCAGGGCGTCGGTCGGTATTTGCAGGCCCCGGCCCTCCATTACACCATCGGAACCAAATTGACCCCGAGGATGGCGGAGCATCTGGCTTCCCGCGGGTATGACAAAGTCGCGGTGGCAAATGATGCGCCGGGATTTGAGCCGGACATGGATCGTCTGCGGACGGCGGGAAGTGCGTCAACGGACTGGGCCTCGAAACTGACCAGCAGCTACGTCGCAAAAAACATGGCGGAGTCGGCAATGCGAGGGGAGGACAGCGATTTTAGTTCGAATATTTCACCATACCCGAGACTCGCAATAGGAAAAAACTTTGCCAATGATGTAGAGAAGACTGGCAAATTTTGAACACACAAGAACTCATAGACTCTGCGTTAATCTCAATGGATCTCGCGGCGGTGTCGCAGCTCGCACTGCCTGAATCCTGCGGCATTTACGCAATTTTCTGTAAACCGAATGGTAAGCTATATCTAGGGAGCGCAGCGGGTAAGCGCGGATTGCGTGATCGCTTCCGTAAGCATCGTAGCGCTCTGATTCTCGGGAAACACCACACCCCTTATTTGCAGGCAGCGTTTGTAAAACACGGGATTCAGGCATTTTCTTTTCACGTAATCGAGCTGACCTGCAAGGATGAGACAGTAGCCAGGGAGCAAATGTATTTGGATAAATTCAAATCCTACGATCGTGCGGTGGGATTTAACACTAATCCGAAAGCGCAGTCTCGTCTTGGGGCTGTGCACTCGGAGGCTACCAGATCGAAGATATCCGCGGTCTTACGCGCCCTACCATCGGATGTGAAAGCGCGCATCAAGGCATCGAAACCACCATGCACGGAATCTGCAAAGCTGAGATACAAGGAATTGTACTCAAAAGATTTTGCCTTGGAAAAAGATGGCGTTGTTTACAGTGGTAAAAACGTAACGCAGTTTTGTCGCGAGCACGGACTCGATCGTGCGGGGCTTGGGCGTGTGCTTAACGGGCAATGGCATTCATGCAAAGGCTGGCATCGCGTTGGCGAAGCTCCCGAGTGGGAGCGATTCAAGAAGGAACGACAGGAATTGGACGATTACAGGGTCACACATCCGCTACGCCCTAAAAAACACGGGCGAGGTCTGCGTCCCAAAGTGACGCAACGACGAAAACCCAATTCACCATTCAGGCTTCTATTTGAAGGGAACATTTATGAAGGAACAAATGTGTGCGCTTTTGCACGTAATCACGGATTGCAGCCCGGACGATTAAATGAGGTGGTGCTCGGCAACAGCAACGTCCATAAAGGGTGGACCCTTCCGGAGAATCCGGTGCCGACATACATTCTCATCGACCCTACCGGAAGCGAACATGTGGTGTGTGGTGTCACTAAGTTTGCGAAAGCACATCAATTACACATTCAATCGGTGTGGCAACTTTGTGTGGGGTACTCAAAACAGTACAAAGGCTGGCGTCTTGCCCCCGAGATCAATTCCGAAGCAAAAGCACAGCTGACCGGTCGTTTTTGATCTGCAAATGATCCTTGCCACCCCGTGGAACATTGGTCAGCCTGTCCCCATGCCTCGCATCTATCAAGCCGACGAAATCTTGCAGGATCCCAAGCCGAAGCTCATGGCCCTCATCGCGAAACTCAAACCGGGGCAGTCATACGTCCTGCTGGAGCTGGCTGAGGAACTCGGCATCTCGCATGACACGATGAAGCGGATCACGCCGAAGGAGAACAGGCGCATCGCGCGTGTCGCCGGATATCATAAACCCGTCATTCTAATCACATGTCCAGACGCATCCACACCCCAACCCCGCACGAAGAAGAAATAATCCGGTTGGAGCAGCAGCTCCGGGGGAACAAGGTGCAAATTGCGGATTTGCGCAAAAGCGTGGCGCGGGCACGCACCGAGGCGGATTTGTGGCAGGAGAAATACGATGAGGCGCTGGCCATCATGGAACCTCAGAACATCCAGCCACTGCTAGCGTCCTCGTCCCAGCAGGAGGAGCGCCGCGGTGTGTCCCTCGTCGGCCTGAGCGACTGGCATGTGGCAGAGAAAATCGACAAGGCCAAGGTGCGCGGCCTCAACAGCTACTCGCCGGCCATTTGCCGCAAACGCGCAGTGCATTGCATGGAGAGCATTATCCGCCTGCAGCGTCATACCGTGAAGAGCTACGACGCCTCCACGATGGTGCTGTGGCTGGGTGGGGATTTCGTCACTGGGTATTTGCATCCTGAATTGGAGCAGACGAACTTCATGGGCCCGGTGGAGGAATCGTTGTTCGCTGTGGAACTGCTCACGCAATGCATCGGGATGCTGGCCCAGGAGAAGAGCATCAAGAAATTGCACATCGTCTGCCAGCGGGGCAATCACGGAAGGACGACGAAAAAGATGCAATTCAAAAACGATTTCGAAACCTCACACGAGACCATGGTGTATGCCGCACTCGCCGGCTCCATCAAGGCGGATCACATTCAATGGGAGATCCCCAAGGCAGATGTGCATTACGTGGATTTGCTGAAGGACTGGCGGTTGCGCTGCTTCCACGGGCATCAGGTCAAATACAACGATGGCGTGGGTGGTGTCTCGATCTCGCTCAACAAATGGGAGGCCAAGCAAGACCAGACCCGGAAGGCCCATCACAACATCATGGGGCACTTCCATCAGTACTCGGAGCCAAACACCCGGACGACGATGAACGGATCGCTCAAAGGATGGGATGAGTACGCCGCGAGCTTCGGCTTCCCTTACCAGGAGCCGCTGCAGACATTCCTCCTGCTCGACGCATCCAGGCGGATGGTGGCGCAGCGCATGCCGGTCTTCTGCGCGTGAAAATCATCCAGGCCATTTTCGGCGAGCCGCGCCTTTTCAATTTCATCATCATGGCGCTGTATTGCATGGCCGCCATCTGGTGGGCCCTTCACCGAAAATGGGCGGATGCCTGCTACTGGCTCTCCGCACTGGCGATCACTGCGACTGTGACTTTCGGATACAAGCGCTGACCATGCACCGCCCCCTTGTCCTGCGTATCGTGCTCGCCATATGCGCCTGCATCATCCTGCCTTTGCTCGCCCTGCTCAACCGCAACAAGCCGACCCCATGAAGCCCCGCACACTACACCCCCTCCCTTTCACAGTGCAGCCGCTGGACGTGTCTGATTTTGCCAAGCCCACCGAACTCTACCCGGAGACCGTCACGGAGGAGGCGCAGCGAATCACATCCGCCGATCGCAATGCCGCCTACGGACATCCCCTCGACAACCATCAATGCACCGCGGACCTGCTCACCGTATGGCTGCGTCGCAAATACGGGGCTGCGGTGCCGCAATTGACGGCCGAGGACATCTGCACTTTCAACATGATGCAGAAGCTCAGCCGGGAAGCCCACGCCCCCAAGCGGGACAACTTGGTGGACGTCTGTGGCTACGCCAGGAATGCCGAGATGATTGCGCAGCGCCGGGCACAGAAGGCGCTCTGACCGCAGATCGATTGTTTCTTTTGTCAGATTGACGGGGGTGCGTGGCGTAGTGGATCATCCTCGCATGACTCCCGAGCAGACCACGGCACTGGACAGGGCAATTGAACTCATCGGGGAGTTCTTCGACAACGCCGTCATCGTGGTCCAGCCGGACCCGCAGAAGCCAGATGCCGAGGTGCGCTACAGTGGATCCTGTCTGGCCGCCGCTTCGCTGTGCGACTACGGGGGCATGTTCTGCAACGGGGAGCTGGAGGCGGGCGATGAGGAGGAAGAATCTGATGACGGCGATGACTGGAAGAAAAAAAAGGCATGAAAGGCGATCAGCATGCGCCGCTTTTTTCCCGTTATTGACGATGAGGAATATGGGGAGTCCTGGCTGCTTGGGTCTGGTAGCGTGCGGGATGAGCCGGTCCATCGACGCAGGAAGTCCAAGCCAATCCGACAGGTAAAACGCAACCGTCGTTTTCGGCAATTGCAATTCATTTGAATCTCAGCCATCATTCCACACACTCATGAATCCTCGTCTTTTTGGTGCCTACCTTTCCACGATCAAATCTGCGGTCACTAGGACTACAAAACCAACCGCCGCGGAGGATGCCGCTGATACGGCTATGTTGGAGGAGAAGGCCAAAGCTTTCATGTCACAGCCGTCCGGATCCCCAGGTAAATCAGAGGCCGACAAAGTCATGGACAGCGTGAGTAAACAGAAAATGCCTGAAACACCGATGCCTGTGGGTGCAGCCGGACTGAACTCCATGGTGGGGCTGTTTGGTCCGGCAGCCCTTGGTGGTCTCGGGGGTGCACTGCCCGGCAATTCCGGAATGGTGCCCGGCACGTTACGCGGCATGACGGCGGGGGTGGGCGGCAATCTCGGCCACATGCTGGGAGCAGAAGCCTCCGAGGCCCTGGAACACGCGGGCATACAGAGCCCGGCATTGCGCTCCCTGCTGCCGATTCTCGGCTACGGAGGCGGTGCCTATGCGGGCTACCGCGCCGGCAAGGCGCTCACCAAAACGGACAAGGAAAAGGCGCAGGAGAAGAACGCAAATCTATTCTGGAAAAAGCTGAAGACCCCCGTTGGAATTAAGTCTCTCTGGGGTCCCTCCGATGGTGCATCCTCCGTGCGATTAGACGCCGAGCGCACAATGGAGCCCAGACTTCTGACTCGGTTATTCTCGTCTCCGAGAAAGGATTATGATCGTCTGCAGGCATGGATGAAAGATGAACTTGGTAATATGGATCCCGAAGATCGAGAACTTGGTTCTTCGCCAATGGGGCGTGGAGTTGTGGCCTCCCTTATGCTACCAGCCATGCATCCGGACCGATATAAACAAGAGGGCGACAGTCCTCTTGGTAATGAGGACATATTTGAAAACTCGATTTATCCAGCAGACAAGACGCGCACCAAAACGGACAAAAAGAAAACTGCCTCCAATTCCCAATTCGAAACCCTGAAGGCCCCCAAAGTCGACATCAGCGGTTTGAAGAATTGGAATCAACTGGACCCGACGGCCTACTCGGATGATTCCGGCAATAGCGGCTGGCATTTGAATATGCAGAAGTCGGCGGCGATGGAGAAGGATGCCCTCAGTTTGCTGGCAAAAGCGTTCCCGGCGGCACTGAGCTGGGGCGGCAAGGCCATTGCTAATAAAGTGCGCGCGATCCCTAAAATGCTTGGCAGCGCGGCGAAGTTCCTCGGAAAAGAAAATCCACAAGTTGCCGGCCTGGGGGCTGCTGCTCCTGCCGCTGCAGGCACATGGAGAAACCGCTTGTTCGACTGGGGCCGTAAAATTCGCGGCACTGCAACCAACGCCACCAACGCAGCCAATTCTGCATTCCAGACCAATCGCGTGGCACCAATGATGCGCGCCTTCAACCAGCTTCCGCAATGGGGGCAGAAGACGCTGGGAGCGCTGGGTAGCGTCGGGCGTTTTGGTGGGAATGTGCTTGCGGGCGGGGCGGGTACCGGCAAAGGGTTGGGCGGAATGCTAGGTGCAGGTACCTCACTCTGGGGTGCGGGGAAGGCTGGTCATGGCATAGGGATGTATGACGGTGCGCAGCTCGGCGTGCAGGGTGCCGCCGGCTATGCCTCAAACATGCTCGACGATCTCGCCGGAAAGGCTGATGGTTCCATCATCGACCGCATCGGCATGGCCTACAAAATGTCCGACCCGGAGTTCCTGCGCAATACGGCAAAGGAAATGCGCGATCCGAAATTCGTGAGCAAAATGATGGGTCGCTGATTGCCAACGACACACAATTCCAATAGAGTCAACGAATACCAAATGAAGACACCCACTTTGCAGGACCCGTCCGTTCAATACGACTGGGAGAAGCATGCCAGCGCAGTTCTCTCCACTCCAGAGATCGAAAGAGCGTTCGGCGATCAGGCGTACAGCCGCTGCGCCCAGCGCGCCCAAAAGCTGATGCAGCCGCCGTATTTCCTCGGCTTCGAGATGATCTACGCCAATGAGGACAAGACGCGCCTTGTGGGCATCTTCGCCTTCCGCATCAACAAGGATCTCATTTACATTCCGAGCTTCTTCCTCAATGGACAGGTCAAAGGCCAGGAGCTGCTCTACCAGGTGAAGCAGAAGAAGATGAAGCCGTGCACGGAGGAATGGATTTCCTATTTGATGGAGAAGGCCATCTCCGAGCCCGGCACGGGCATCGCCCGCACCCGACTCGACCGCCTCAATACCGGCACGGATTTGAAACCGCTCATCATGCCGATGCGCAACAAGATTGCCTCCAGCATGGGCAATTCCGAATTCATCAAGATGGCGCGCGAAGAGCATGGCGAAGATGCCGGACAATTCGTGGAGGATGCATTTACGCGGGCTCTGGCATTTGAGGATATGCGGGAGAAGCGAGCTAAGTTTGGCGACCTTACAACGCAGCTGGGCAAGTCGCCCACCGTGCCGGAAGTTACCGCTGATCCCTCGCCTATTCCCGCAGTTGGCGATTCGACGTTGCCTCCGACTCCCGCCTCGCAAGCAACCAGCAGCGCGAATTTGCCCCAGTCCCCTGCGACACCCGCACCCGGTGCTTCGACGTTGCCTCCGCCTCCCATCACGCCAGCAGCACCCAGCACCCCGTCCTCCTCTGGCTTCGCACCCCTCGACGCTAAGGTGAATTATATGGCGGAGCCGACTCAGTTCTACGGGGGTGGCAATGGACGGTTCGGGCACCCCACGCAAGAGCGCGGGAATAACCAGCCCGCCTCTGACTTCGCACCCCTCGACTCTGCAGCCGCGAATGCACGGGCCTTCTCTCTTCCGGTGGAACCAGCGGTCAACGCTGAGGTGGAGAATGAAGCCTCAGCAGATCCGGCTCCCGCCCCTCCCCAAGAACCCACGCCCAGCTACCTACAGCAGTCGCCTGTTTCGGCAAGGCCGCCCCAGCCCGGAGAACATGCACCATCGCTTCCATTCAATCCGAACCAGGTGTCGGACGCAGACAAGGCGCGCTTTTACGCAGCCACCAAATCCACATTCAACGCCCGTTCTCCCGGCGACGTGGCCAGCATGCAAAAGATGCTGGCAGGATCCGGTCCGGGGCATTCCCGGCTGGATAGCATGAACACCTACACCCCGGCACAATACCGGGCTAGCCTCAAGAAGACACCGAATACGGTGTCCAAAGCGCCGATGGCTCAAAGGCCTATGGTCGGTAGTGGCGGTGGCGGTGGTCCGCGCAGTCCGCGCGCCTATGGTAAAACATCACGCCTACCGGTCACCAAATTGTCCGCCGGCTTCATCCCGCGCATGGAAAAGGAAGCCTCCGACTGGTGGACCTCCTACGTGGGCGAGATGCTTCCGGTGGACACCACCAACCCTTTCAAATCCGCCGGTGCCCTGAGGGAATACCTCGTCACCGACGGCAAGCGTCCTGCGTGTCTCGCCATTCATGGCGCGCTGACCAAATCGGCCGCCTTTGCTGAAGCGCTGATGACCGCCACCAATGGCGACATGGAGCAATTCCTCCCCGCGGAGGCCCTGGAGATCACGCAGGTAAAAAAAGCCGCCTACGTCCCGCAGCTCGTCATGCATTTCGGTGGCGTGAAGAATGCCAGCGTCACCCCTGCGCTTTACGCCCAGACGGTGAAGCATGGCTTCTCCATGACCGATGTGCGCCCCTCCGATGAATTGACGGCTGTATATGAAGACGCCCACCACTCCATGGAGTCGGTGACGGGCAATGGCGTTTACGAGATGCCCTCAATGGACGGCAAGAACGGCAAGGTCATTGCGGCCACGCCTGTGGAATTGTGCGGCGTTGGTAATACGCGGTCTTCGATCTTCAATTGCCACCCTGGCTCGTCGACGCAAAGCCTCGCCTTCATCTTCACCTCCCCGGTGAATACGATGAAGCGGGTCGAGGTCGGCGCATATGTGGGCAAGGTGATTCCGGAAGAACAGGCCGGCGTCAGCAGCGTGGGCGTGGAGAGCCCGACCGCCGGCAAGGCCTACGTCATTTACAATCCCAAGTCCGGCAATTGCGCGGACACGGCAGTGTTCATCTCGGGAGTCATCAAGAATCCGTCGGGCACCAAGACGCTGATTTGCAACAGCGTCGATACCTACAACATCTCCGGCTACGGCGAGATGGAATTGCTCCTGAATCCCGATGCCCCCAAATGCGACTGGCAGCATGGCATCCTCAATAGAGAGGTCCGCTTCATCGAAATGGATTTGGAGGAGCTCCCCGAGAACGCCAATCATCGCGCGGCAGCCGGCGGAGGTTCCTCGCTGGGCACTGTGGAGATCCCCTGCAAGCGCCTCGTCGCCGCGCCTTCCCTCATGCCGCAAAAAGTGGTGTGGGATTCGCTGCTGTATGGGAAACTCTTCAAGGGGCAAATCTCCATGCTCGATGAGAGCGGAAAGATCTCCCTCAATTTCGGCGGCCGGAAATACGCCACCACGCACACCAAGGCTGCAGCCGTTGCCTTCCTCGCCGGTGGCTGCCATATCGCCGCGGATGCCGCGATGGAGCTGGTCGGTAATGTCGCATCGGGCAAGTCGGTCTCGTTCATCATGCAGCCGCAGGAGAAGCATGCAATGGCCGTCACGCGCCTGATTGATCGTCCACGCTTCACGGAAGGCTACGATAGCCAGGTGATGGCGCGCGAGCAGGAGCCACAGAGCTTCGAGCTAGGCACCCGCACGGACGCGCCACCAATTCGCAGCATCAGTATCAACGAGGTGCACGACCCGTCCATGGGCGGCTCCATGAATTCCGATCGCCACGAAATCAAAGATCATGTCGGCATGGAAGACATGCTGACCAAGGACCCAATGCAATTGGCGGACATCCAGAAGTCTCAGAACCTGCCCAATGTATTTGAGCACAAGCTCATCGGCTCGCTCATCAAGACGTTCGACGCCGCGGCCAGCATGGAGCGCTACATTCCCAAGATGGAGGAGGGCCTCGATGCTATCGGGCGTTCGCTGTTCCTGTTCTTCTGGAAGCCGGCTGACTTTGAAAAGGCATACGGCCAGGACGATACGCCTGATATCGAGCAGGAATTGATTTCCAACTTCAAATCCTTTGGCGACATGGTGCTCAATCTGATGCGCAAATCGCCGAACGCGGATCAGGGCTCGGCCCCGATGGCGTAACATTTGCGCTGGACGCGCGGTGTGGGGTGTTGAATGCTGGTTCTCATATGGAACCCAGACCTGAACGCACAAAGGGAAATGTCGGTGACGCTGTTGTCGTCGCAGTCACTGCCATTTTCTTCGGCTGTTTCCTTCGGCTGGGGTGGTATATCGTCGAATTGGCTATCGCCCAATGAAGTCCCCCACACCCACAATCGAAGACGCCCTCACCGAAATGGAAAGCGTAATGGACGAGATGCATACGCAATGCCTGCGCGATCAGCTCTGGCGTTGGGCGGCATTCCTGTTCGCACAGAAGCATCCGGAATCCCTGCGGGAAATCATTGTCGAGGTGGGTGGCTGCGTGAGCGAGCAATTGTCCGGCGCTGGCAGAGGCGCCATCAATGCGGCCCATATGCAGGATGCCCTGTCGGAATTCAAATCAGAGGCCTCGAATCTTTTATGAAAGCCGACCGCATCAATCAAATGTGCCGGATATTGCCCGCACCGGAAGAGGACATCGTTCGCGACAACTTCCGCATCCGTGCCGCGGATACGCAGGTGGGCATTACGGACCCGGAGATTGGTCGGTTCGCCACTGCCTACAAGGATCTGTCTTTCGGCTGGAACTTCGCCAGGACCATGGCGTTCAACCGACGACCCATGCAGGTGCCATTGAACGGACGGGATGAATGGGTGTGGCGGGCCTACCTCTACGCCATCAATCCGATCAAATACAAGGACAAGGCATTGGCCGAAGCCATCACATGGATGGGTGCCGATTACGCCAAGGAGCGGTCCGTCGCAAATGCGCTGCTGGTCTCGGGCGATATGGATTTGGACAAGATCGCCAAAGTGCTGAACAAAAAGCAGGAGGTAATTTCCGCTTACGAGATCCTCTTCTTCAACATCTGGGATCGGAAGGCGGACGAATTATTCCTCAGTTCGATCATTTACCCGAACGGTCGCGCGGTGGAATTCTTCAATGGCTACACCACCAACGAGGGGCTCGACGTGCAATTGCTCCGGGCTGGCTTCAACAATGGCGCGGCGCATGTATTGCATCTGGCCGGCTTCTCCTCCCAGCTCGTGACCAAATACCTCAGTGCCGATACCGTGCAGCGGTTGGAATCTTTCGTCATGGCCAACGGGCTCATCCTCGCGATGAACGGCTGGCTCAACCAGGGGCCCGAGGCCGGGCATGGGGTCAATTCAGCCCTGCGGCTTATCTCGGCCGCCAAGGCAGGCGGGCAGGATGAGAAGGCCTCTCCGTTCCAGAACTCGGGCGGTCAGGTGCTCATGGCGGAAATGCAGCGGGTCAAAGCCGCAGCCCACGCCAAGCGCACCACGGAGTTCTACCGCGGGAAGCCGACGATGGAAGTGTCTGGGGCTGGGGTGAACTGATTTGGAATCGACTTGCTCTCTCTCTCGTTTAGACTGACGGGAGTATGAATCCTCGTCTTTTTGGTGCGTATCTCTCCACAGTCAAATCAGCTGATATGTCTTCGAGACTCGAAGCCGCCGGGTCCAATATCGCGCGACATGCGGGAGGAAATGCCTTGGGCGGCGCTGCTGTGGGTCTGGGTGTGGGCCTCAACCGTATTGCGCGCAAGGGTTACGCAAATATGGATACAAAAGAAATCCTGTTGCATCTTCTGGCGCTGCCGGTCGCCGGGGCAGGGATTGGTTCCGTGACAGGTGCGGGACTGTCGGGTTTGCATGGTTTGATCCTCCCAAAGCAGGTGATGCAGGATTTACGCGAAGAGCAGGAAAGTAAAAAGAAGGCGTCCATCAGCCCGCGTCTTTTCGGCGCCTACCTTTCCACTGTCAAATCGGCTCATCAAGGTATTTCCTCCGGGCATGCAATTAAACAGGATGAGGAAAAGGCGCGGCGCGCGAAGCTCAAGAAAGTGGCATCCATCAACCCCCGCATCTTCGGCGCATTGATCGCGCAGCTCTGATTTGAAATACCAGCAATGATGACGCCCGGCATATTGGGAGCACGGATGAGCATGGTGAAGCTGGCTGCTCCGGCTCTGCCTTCTGTCTCTTCACCACCAGCAGGACGGTCCGCATTCAAATGGCCAAAATCAATCGGTGACGTATGGGACCGCGTGACAGGTAAGACTCCACCACCCTCATTCCTTACGGGACCAAGTCAATTACCACAGCCTCCCACACCCACCCCACCACCGCCAACAAGTCAGGTGGTAGGCGGTGGTTTTAGGGCAGGCGTCGCGCCGCAAGCAACAGGCGCCCCCGCTGTGAAGCCAATTCCCTCCGCATTTGCCGGGCCTACGCTGTCCTCCGTGACCCCAGCATATTACAAGCAACCGTATTACGGAAATAACCTGCAAAGCGAAATGGAAAAGGCGCATGCCTACAATACAGCATCCGGTTTGCCAGGAGATCAAAATAAATGGACGCAGCCGGTGCCGGTGTTGCGCAATGATGCGGATGCCGCAGTTTTCGGGCCACATTACGACCCGCTCGCTGACAGCGTCCACATGTGGGGTTCGGACGAGAGACGGAAGTTTACAGACAGCGTCCTCAAGGATCCAGAGGGTCTACGAGATTCGAACATGACAGCCAGGCAGGCGGCTAAATCGTTAATGGATGATGAGGATTCGCTGAAGCATGAGGCGTATCACGGAGCGCTTGCAAGTCCGCCGGGTACCGGGGTGGATGCTTACGACACTGCAGCTTTACGCCTGGAGCATCCAGACAAATATGTCCCCACGTATGCGACCCCATATCCTGATCAGCCGCGCATGGGAAGTGGGCTGCATTGGTCGAGGCGTCCTTCTGGAGAACGTCCGGTGCATTTCCGCGAGACGCTGAAGCAACAGAACAAATTGCCTGTGTATGGCAACCTGCATCATGATGTGCACTCTGCCGAGATGCGGGATTACATGTCGCAATTGCAGGAGCATCAATACCAGAACACCGGGAAGCGATTTGAAAGCCCGCAGGATTACGACAAGTTTTTACAGGGAGTAAATCCCACGCAACCCGATGAGTCGCAATTCGAGAAGGGGATTCAGCAATACCCACTGGATGCCCAGCGCATGTTCCGGCAGATGCGCAAAACAAATCAGCGCAGCCCGGAAATCTACGACAACATCCGTAACTGGCAGCGCACTGTGGTTCCGGGCATTGTGCAGAACGGACAGGAGATCAACAAGACTGCCTCATTGCGGGAACTGGCCCGTCGGTTGGCAAAGCGCTGATTTCGCAACGCAGGCTTGCGACCGCCGCACAAATCGTTCAGCATTCCCATATGTCACCAAGTCGCGTGCTCGAAGTCATTGAAAGCCTCCTGCCTCAGATTCAGAAATCTGCCAGCGCCGAGGACATCCTCATCAATTACGCACGGGAGAACAATCTCGCCCCTGAGCAGCTCACGAAGATGGCGATGACTTTGAATACGGCGCGCTCCGTGGCCTGGATGGACAACAACCCCGATCAGCGCGGCGCTTCAATTCCCCTCATCGATACCGTGAAGCTGGCCTCGGACTACGGCACCTACAAGGCTCCGGCGGCGGCCAAGGACAAGAAGCCCGACACCAAGCCGGCGGAGCACAAACCAATTCCCCGTTTCATGTCCGGCGCGACCGGCAAGAAGCCCCTAAACAATCCGGTTGAGAAGATGGCATTTGCGGAGCCCGCAGCAAAGCCCCCGACTCCCGGCGAAAAGGCCGCCGCCCTCATTGCTGCCCGCCGCGTCACGGAAATCAATGTCGCCCGGCTGGGTGATTTGCAGGAGGACCAGAGCGCACTGTATCGCACTGCGGTGACCAAGCTCGCCAAATACATCGGCGCCAACAAGCCCTTCTTCGCCCAAATGGAAGAGGACGTCTCGCAATTGGCAGACGCCGAGGGGCAGATGATTTTCAAAGCGGCAGTCAAGCAGGCCACAGCGCATGTCTCGGTGCAATTGACGCCCTGGACGAAGGTGGCTACCAAGCGCAGCCTGCTCCACGATCGCACCAATGTCCTGCCGCTCATCAAGACGGCCGCCGATGCCCTACAATTGCACAATGCCTATGCGCTGCTCGCCAAGCAGGAGACGGAGGAGTTTGAGAAGCTGGCATTTACCAGAGAGCCGCAGGTCCCAGATGTGGATGATACGGGAGAGCGGGACGATGCAGCACCTGCCGCGGACTGGACCCAGACGGAACAGAGTCCTGCTGCTTCGATAGGTGGTCGCGTGGAAACCATGCAGCAGCAAGCCCAGCGCACCCGACAGCAGAACACCCGACAGCCCGAGCGCGATGCGCCCACCCCTAGAAACAGCCGACAGCCCGAGCGCGATGCGCCCACCCCTAGAGGGTCGGCGAAGAAGGACACGGCCAGCCAAATCATCGACGCCATCAATGACTTCATCCCCAAGGGGAGCGTTGGCAAGACGGTCGGTGCAATGCCCGGCATCCTCGACAAGATGAAGGCCACCGGCGACAGCAAATATGCACCCAAGTTTCGCCAGAAGGGAATTGACCATGCCGTCCGGGATGTGAGCTTCGTGTCCAACCTGCAGCGCCTGATCATGACCGACCCGATTCTCGGGGAGGCCGATCCGCAGCATCTCGTGGACCTCGCCAATGATTTGCAGAAGGGCGACCCGCGCATTGCGCACAATCCCAATCAGCTACGCTTCGCCCTGCGTGAGGCGCTGCAATACGGCGGTGTGCCCATCCAGACACATAAGACGCTCGCCGATATCGACAAATCCCATTCGCAGGCCGAAGAGACCCGAGCCAGAACTGAAGACGCTCGCTACGCCTAATTCACCATGATCCTCGACACCAAAGTAACGCTGGAAAAAGGGACCTACCACGCGCAGATCGGACTCAATCCCGCGGACGACGCATTGAGCACCGCCGAAAAGGAAGCCCTCGAACAATTCGGAGAGCCCACCATCGCATGTGGGGGAGTGTTCGGTTCGGGTGGCACCACTTTTACGCTTGCGGCCAATGACCTTCGCTTCCCCTCTCAATTCCCGGTGAAGCACACGTTTTCAATTGCCGACGATGAGCAGGCCAATGACTATGCGTTGCTGTTCAATTCCACACTGACCACGCGCATTACCGCCGGAGTGGCAGGCAAGCGCGGTCTTTCTGCTGGCACTACCGGCCGTAATTCCACCACCATCGCCACCGATTAACATTTTTCCAATGGCACCAACTGAAATCAATTCCCTGTTCATCAAAGCCGCCAGCGCCGTCCTTGCCCATTGCACTGCAGCGGCTGCGGAGCACGGCGTAAAAGTCGGTGAAGCGCGTGAGCTTCCCTTTGCGGATTCAATTGCCGAACGGCACCGCCTCATTTCCGTCGGCGTCAAACATGCTGGGTGGATGGACTCCCTCAAAAAGAATCTCTCCGATGGTGCAGGTTGGGTGAAGGATAAAGCCACGCAGGTGGGAAACAAGGTCATGGACTCGAAGACCTACGAAGACCCCGCAGTGCTCGCCGGGCTGGGCTCTGCGGCTGCCGGCGGCATCGGCACCATGATGACCGATCGCCGCCCTGGTGAGGGATTTGGAGGCAAGACGATGCGTGTCGGACGCAATGCGCTGCTCGCAGGATTGCTTGGCGGAGGCTCTGCCGCAGCGCTGAGCCACGGGGTAGACAAAATCATGAATGCGCTGCCCAAGAATGACAAATCCCCAGGATCGACACTCTTTCATAGTCCGCAAATTAGAGCATTGTTCGGACTCGGAGGCTATGGGTGGACGACACGCAAGACCCCATTCATGAAAGACCCATTAAGGGATATCGTGCACATCTCGGAAAAGCTCCCCGGCATTCGCCCTGGTGCCAATGGGCTGACTCAGGGAGGTGCAACAGCTAACCCGCAAGTCTTCGTGGAAGCCAAGCAAAGCATCTTGGACAATTTGAAAGACAAATTAACCGGCAAGGGTCGTGTATTCGCGAAAAGCGAAATGCAGAATCTCGCAGGTGGGGCATTGGGGCATGATGAAACCCGCGGGCTGCTCGGCAAACTGCGTGGTGCTGGAATCAATTACGGAAAGACGGACTTCGGCCCATTGAAAGACTGGAGCAAATCTTTGTTCGGGCGCATGCCTGACATCTCCGGAATGAGCGGAGCTAGTGGGGGTGCTGGGGTCATCGGTGCATCTGCCCCATCACTACGTGATGCACTCAGCGCAGCCACCGAACGCGCCCGCGTTGGAGCGCGCGGCGGATTTGAACGCCTGGCCAAAGGCCGCCTGACCAAAGGCCTGGCAGCCGCTGGCGTGGGCTATTATCTTCCGGACATATTGGACAAAACCTTCGGTGGTCTTCCCACGCACGTCGCCCCGTAATTTCAAATGATCAAGACCCACCACCAAGACGATCAGGACGCCCTCTTCAAAGCCTGCGGAGGCGTGATGTCCCGCTTTCTGGATTTCGACGCCAGGGTGAAGTCCGCCGCCTCGGAGGTGATGCCGCGCAGCCTGCTGGAACAATACCGACCGCCGAAGGGATTCTTCGCACAGCATTTGGTGGCAATGGGTGACACCGAGATCTACGGGCAGAACCGCAATGCTGACGGTTGGTCCAAGGACGCCAACACCAAATACCATCCGACGTTCGTTTCGCATGGCGCCTATTTCCGGGAGCACAACCACGCCAATCGCCGGCTGGCCATCGGCTCCGTCAAATGCGCCCGCTACAATCCGACGATGTCCCGCATCGAGTTGATCGTTCATGGGGAGATTTCCAAATGCGAGGATATCTACGAGAGCATAAAGAAGGGCAGTGCCCGCAGCGATTCAATGTCTGCGCGCGTTCCCAATGATCGCTGCAACTGCTGTGGTAATCTCGCCCCCAGTCCGACTGAGTATTGCGATCACGCCAAGAATCACATGAACCAGTGGATGCCTGAGTTCAACAAGTACGCCTTCGTCTGGAACGACCACCCGACCTTCTTCGACATCAGCGACGTCAAATACCCGGCGGACCGCACAGCGCATTACCTGCAATACATGTTCCACGGCGACGAGGGCATGAAGAAAGCCGCCAGCGCAAAGCCCCAAATCATCACCGGCACGGATTGGGCTGCGTTCTATGGACTCAATGAAAACACTGGCGGCCTGCAATTGGGATTTGAGAAGCAGGCGCAATTGCAGCGCATGGCAGAGCACGAGACCTGGCTCAATGATGCCTTCAAACACACAGACCTGCGTACCCTCTCCGGCAATCCCAAGCTGGCCTACGCCTACGAGATGGGATCCAAACTGCTCGATGGTGAATTGAGCGATGCCGAGCTGACCACCGTCCGCACCCTGCGCCCCGGCACGTTCTTCGGTGAATTGGCGAAGCGCGCGTCCATCCTTCCCTTCCGCAGTTTCCTGGCCTACACCACCAACCGTTCAATTGTCGAGGTCAGCAATGACCCCGTCGTCAAATCCGCCTGCTCATTGCTGCCAGATGTGTTCAACCGCCTGCTCAGCGATGGCTGCGGCTGCGGTGGAATCAGCCCTGATCTATTTGAGGGCAGCACGCCCGGAGTGACCGGGGTGGATGGTGGAGTGACCGACCCGGTGGAAGGCCTGCTGGATTCCGCCGAAAAGAAATTTTCAATTGAGGAAGCCCCGGCCCGCCGGCGCATCCTGAAAATCACGATCATCAAATCCGCCAGCGAATTGCCTCAGCTGCAATTGCTCGCCGCGGTGCCAACTGAATTGAAGTCCGCCGCTGAACGCATGGCAGGTCTCTACGGTCTCTACAAGCTCGCCGCCCTCTCCGCCATCCGCACCAACCACCCCAAGGGAATTGATGCGAAGCAGGAATTGGCAGTTGCCGCCCACAATAATTTCTGCGCACAGTAATCCTTCTTGCAATCAAATCCCAAATCACTCAACATCCAATCCAATCAATCCAATGAGCACCGCCATTAAATCCTACGCCGACCTCGTCAAAAACGCTTCTGCGCTTTTGCAGCCCAAATCCGCCAGCTCCCCAATGGGTGGTGGCACCAATCCGGACTCGGGTCCGACTGATGCCATTTTCTCGGAAGGCAGCGCATCGGCCCCCAAGCAGGACGGCGATGACAAAAAGAAGCTGATGCTCCCGAGGGATGGCGAGCAGGGCAAAGCGCCGACGGACATTGCGACCAAAGACACCAAGCCTTCGTCGGTTGGCGAGAACGTGCCTTCGACAACCACACAGCCCGCAATTGACCCGAACCCCGATTTCAATACGAAGAAGCTCGCCGGCAAAGCCGCGGAACTCGCAAAGCGTGCAGCGGCCCTCATGAACAAAACCGCAGCGGCCTCCGCAGCCGCCGCTCCGGCCGCCAAGGTCGCCGGCAGTTCCGTGGACAACCTCATCAATCCCCGCGACCCGCAATTCCATTTCAAGCTCGCCAGCTTCGTGCTGGAGAATGAGGAAGTGCTCGCCGGTGTGCAGGAAGCCATGGAGCGCAAGCTCGGCGCGGATGAGGCCCTCGGCGCTATCAAGAACGCCTACGTCGCCCATGCGCAATTCATCGAAGCTGCCGGTCAGCAGGACCAGTGGGAAAAGCAGGCCGCTTACGAGAATGCAATGATCAAGCAGGCATTTGACCAGCTCTCGCCCGCCGACCAGAAGCAGGCCATCAAATTCGCCAATGCCCATGAGGCGGCGCGCAATGGTCTCAATCCCGAATTGAACGACGCCTACAACCAGGGCATCCTCGATGCGGATTTCATTCTCAGCCGCACGACCAAATCGGCCGCCGGTATGCCGCCGGAAGCTGGTATGCCGCCGGAAGCGGCAGGCCCCGAGGCAATCCCGACCGAGGAATTCCCCGGCGCAGCGGAGCCCGAGGCGCAGGCATCTCCTGAGGAGATCATCGCCGTCCTCGAACAGCTCGTCCAGGAAGGCAAGATTCCGCTGGAAGAGGCGCAGCAGGTCGTCGAGGCCCTCATGGGCGGTGCTGGTGGCGGTGAAGGCGGCACGCCTCCGCTGGATGCCGGCGCAGGCGCTGGTGGTCCTCCTCCGACCGAAGGCGACGCTGAAGAGGCCATGGAACCCGAAGGCGAAGAGATCGCCAAAAAGGCCGCAGCCCTCCTCGGAATCAAACGCTAATCCTTTCCATTCACAATCACCATGTCCGACCCGAATACCCAACTACCAGACGAGGAAGTCCGCAACATCGTGGATGAATCCCTCGGGCAGGTTGCCGAGGTGCTTGGTATGGTGAAAGCCGCCGAGGCCCGCATTGCCGCACAGGACCAGGAATTGACTGGCGTGCGCAATGAATTGTCCGGCGTCCGCGCCAAGCTGGCGGAAGCCAATGGTCGCGTCATTGAATTGGAGAAGGTGCGGCTGGAGAAGATCGCCAGCGCAAACAATGCGCCGCGGAATGTCTTCTCGGAGAATGCCATCATCGAAACCGTGGCGGCATTGCAATCCGCCAATCTCTGCTCGCCCGACTTCGCCGTGAAGATGGCAGGCAGCCTCCGTTCCGATCCCTCTTACGCCCTCGATGTGCTCCAGCACCTCTCGGCAAATCTTTCGACGAATGCCCCGACAGCGGGACGTTCGGTGAAACGCGCATCCGCGCTGCCCGTCAATGCCCAGGCCTCCGACAAAGAGGACTGGTCTGAGATGGTCCGCAAAGGTGCGTGAGCAGTAAACACAAAACCTAAAACAAGAAGCACAAAACATTATGGGCCAAACAGTACCCGCCTATGGCATCGTTCAGAGCGCGAAACCGCACATGAAGATGCTGCGTGGTTGGAACCCGCTCAATCCGGGCCTCAACCGCAACAAATCGCTTCCCACCAATGGGCTAACCATCGCGTCTGGTCAGGTGATCAGCGTCAATATCGTGAGCAGCGCAGAAGTCTGGCAGATCGGGGTCTCGTCCTCGACCCAGATCCCCTTCTTCGCCTATCAGGATTCTGACGATTTCGATGTCGTCGCATCTGGTGGTCTGACCGGCGTCTCCACGCTCGATCAGAACGAACTGCAGACCGCGTTCTTCAAAGCCAGCCCCGACACGGTCGCCTACTCCCACGGAGTGCGCCTCAAGGCCGACGGCACCACGGGAGACGTCACCACGGCCCTCACCACGGATCGCGCCACCCTCGGGTATCTTTCCCGCGGCACCGGCCCTGTGGACATCGCAGCCTCCAATCCTGGCGTCACGCCGGATGGAAGCGGCCAGGTCCTCGTGCTGACCATCGCCACCAACTTCGAAACCAACGGGGCCTCCGCCTAGTCTTTTTAAGGAAAACATATCACAATGAATATCAATCAAGACCAGATTCAGGAACCCGAAGTTCTCAACGAGGAACTCGTCGATGCCATCGTCCGCGCGCCCGAAGGGCAGCTCAAGACGGCGTCCGACCTTTCTTCGCGCCTCATCCGCCGCAAGCTCCGTGAAAACGGAATCCAGCGCCGCGTGCTTCCGTTCGAGGACGTCAATCAGAGCAATCTGAGCGACAGCCTCTACGCGGACAGCAAGCCCTGGATCATCGAAGAGATGGAAGGTGACATCCTCGGCTCGTCCGCGGTGAACTTCGACGACACCGGTGATACTGAATTCTTCCGCGGGGAAAAATTCGCTGTCATCTTCTACGTCGTCCAGACCAACGAGTTCCAAAAGAACACGTTCGAGCTGATGAACTACAAGACTGACATTCGTGAGATCACCACGGCCAATGCGCTGAAGGAGATCCACACGAAGGAAGACAGCAAGTTCTTCGGCACTGTGGACCAGATCGTCGGCAGCCCCTCGGGCGTCGGCGCGTCGGGTCTCCAGCAGAACTTCGAGCGTCTCGGCCGTATCAGCCGCGAACTCTACGTGGACAACATCTCCGAATTGGAGAATATGTCGCTCAATAATGGCTGTTGGGTCACCAATAGATTTTCGTCCAGACAATTCCTGAAATGGCGTCGTGACGAAGCCGGTGGTGACCTCTCGGAGAAGTTTGTCCTCAAGGGCCTCGAAGCGCTCGAAGAGTACAGCATTTGGAACATCCCGCACATCGCGACGATCAAGAGCACGATCGTTCCCGACTACGTGGTGTACAAGTTCGCCGAGCCGGGCTACCTGGGCCGTGCATATCGTCTGCAGGATATCACGACCTACGTGAAGAAGGAGAAGCACATCCTCACGATGCAAGCGATGGAGGTCATCGGCCTTACGATCGCAAACGTGAAGGGCGTGAGCAAGTCCACTCACGTTCTGTAGCAGAAGCGCAGAAAATAATTCACAAACCGCCGGTTCTCGAAAGGGAGCCGGCGGTTTTGTTTTTGCCCAGCATTGTCTTTTCTCCCGAACCAATTACACTCACCCCATGAATCAATTCCCAGTGACCTGCTCAAATGCCTACATGGAAGGCTTCATCAAAACCTGCGCTGATTTGAATCTCGACGCCGACGCCTCCGCGACACTGCTGCAAACCAGGCAGCGGGAGGAGCTGTTTGCGGAATCTCCTGCTTATCGGGATGGATTCAAATCGGCGATGAACGGTGGTGTCAGTTTCAAGGTGCCGACGACAACGAAGACTTCCGCGGTCAAATTTATGGACCGTCTGTTTTCCCACACGGAATCCAACAACCGAAGGGAGATTGATTCCGCCGCTTCCATGTTGGCGCAATTGCAGTTTCCGTCCGCTGCCTAAGTCACATGGCCTCGCAAACCGGCACCGTCAGCCTTGCCATCGCGGAGACCACCGGGTCCGTGACTTTCCCGCTGTCGTTTGTGGCGCTGCCGGTAATTGATTCGCCCAGCATACAAAACACATCGGCTGATAATCCGAAGCTGATCCTGTTCTGCCTCATCACAGGGATCACACTGAGCGGGTTCACGTATCAACTCAGCGCGCCTCCCGACACTGCCAATTACAAGCTGGCGTATGAGGCCGAAGGACCAGTCGATCTACCGGCGACGCCATCGGTAACGACCAGCACGCCAGAGGCGGTCTCCTGCTCCTCCTGCTACATCACCGAGCAGGAGGTGCGCGAATACGTGGAGGATTACGACACCGAGCAGGGCATGCTCGGGAAGGTGGACTACGACTTCGCACCCAAGGCCATCCTCTCCGCCATGCAGGCATGCGCCCGCGAATACAACGGACTCCCTCCGCGGATCAGCAATGTGCGCCCCACTGCGCTGCCAAAGAATTCCAACCTGTTCTTCGACGGCATTGCCTATTTCCTCTACCTGCGCGCGCTGCAGCACGAAAAGCGGCATGATGTGCCTTACAAGGCCGGCAGCGTTGAAGTGGATATCGCAGCCCGGCGGATTGCGCATTACGAGGGAGCCATCAAAATGTTCAACGAGCGCTTTTTCGGTGTCGCAAAACAGCACAAGCGCCTTGCCAATTACACACTGATGTCCGGGCGGGTTGGGTAATTCACCATGCAGTTCAATGCCGTCAGCATCCAACCCGGTTACGGACGCCACACCTGCGCCATCACCTGGAATGTCCCGGCGGCGGCTCAGCGCGGGCAGGTGTACATCTACCGGTCCATCTCGGGCCTGCCTCCGTGGCAATTGATTCGTGACGCGGGAACGCCGGCTTCCGTGGGATATTATGTGGATCGCGGGGAGTTCATCCTCAATACGAATCTGGGAGCCATTCATTACCGGCTGCTGCTGGAATTGGCGGATGGTCAGCAATTTGATTCACCCATCATCAGCCTAAATATAACCATCACCCCAAAGGAGCAAATCATTGTCCGCGACATCATGATGGCGGAATTGCGAAATATGCGCGGAGGTAACGGCGAACCAGTATTCATCTTTGCTCCGCTGACGCATGGCCTGCCTGCCCCTGGATTTGATTTCGAGACCTACCAGATGCGCAGCACCGGCATGCAGGTGCCAGGAAAGGAAAGCTACGGAGAGGCCTTTGTGGGCGGCTTCGGCGCACCGGCCGTCACCTGGGTGATGCGCATGGGCAGCATGGTCACGGGTTTCGTCAAAGATCCGGACGGCGGCGGCACCTCGGACACGCAGCAGGTAAACGGCAGGATGCTCGCCTTTCCGCGACCGATGCCAAACTACATGGTCGTATTCCCGCGGATGGATGAGCGTTTTGTAATTGGTGAAGTCATTCAACCATTCCTGTTTCGCAGCATCCTCCCAATTGGCTACGAGGTCACATTGAACCCCATCCAGAAAAACGATGATCGCTACCTGGTCCCGCTGCCCGAGATGCCGCCGAGGATGTATCAACCGCTCTGACCTATGCTTACCGAACTCGAAGAATGGGAAGTGCTCGCCGGACAGCCGTTGACCGCGGTAAATCTGAGGCGCATGTTCCTGCTCCTCACGCAGCTGCATTATTCCCACCCGGCCAACTTCGGATTGCTGGAAGAGGATTTGAAGGACTGCCTTTGGGCTCCCAAGGCCGATGATCGCAAACTGCATATCGGTCTGCATTTTAATTACGACCCGAAGGATGTCGCCGGTAAATTGCCGGCAATCCACTACGGACTGGGCAGCACGGATTTTCAGCAGACGGTGGTGAACGACCATGCCGGCTTCAACGAGGACTACTCGGGCGAGAATTCCATTTGCACCGCCAGTGCCCCTTTGATTTGGGCCCATTGCGCACGTACCGCGGATTTGGCCGCCAATCTCGCCGAGACCACGCTTTCATTTTTCACCGGCATCCGCTCTATGCTGATGCACCGTCTGCAATTGCAATTCTTCCACATCGCGGATTTGGCCGAGCCCCATTTGGAAAAAGTGGAAGGCGGACAAATGTTCTATCGCGTGGACTTGAAGGGGACGATCATTTACAGTCATGCGATGACCGTTCTCACCCACAGCCACCGACTCAAGAAGGTGGATCAATCTGCCACCATCGAAGCCGACGGTATTGACCTTTCGTCCGCAACCTAGCATTATCACTCCACTCCAATGTCGATCGCCAACTACGTCCACCCACAATCCACGCTGAAGCAGTTCCTGACCAATGTCAGTTCGCCGGCGACCGCCATTCTCAATCCGCTGGTCATTGGCCCGCAATACCGCCTCAGCCGATTTGGCAAGGAGACGGTGCCCGCATACACGTACGCGGCGGCCTCCGGCGCCCAGGTCATTCCGTGGCAATACAGCAATGCGGCGGGCGTCACCACCAATCTACCCGGCACGGAGATTCCTGATTTGGCCTACACCCGGCTTTTCGGCAACGGCCTCGAAGCTTCGCTCGCGACGATCCTCACCGGCGACTCCGAGTATTTCCAGGTTCTCGATGCCTCCAATACCCAGACACTGAAGATGACGGCAGCGGATGTCAGCGGCGGCACTCTGTGCGCCAAGCTGAAAGACCGCCCCGTGGCCGTCGGCGACATCGCCTACGTCACCTCCGCCTACGGTACGATCAAGCGCACAGTCACCGGCTTGCTTGGCAAGACGACCGCCGCCACCTTCGGCGTCAATACGCCGGACAACGATAATGGTTACATGAGCGGCAGCACCTACAATCCGGCGACGGCCGCAGCCTCGCACTACACCTGCCTCACTGCTCCCGGCAGTCAGGATGTTGGCACTGAGGACAACGGCGTGGCGCTGATCGTCACCAACCCGGATGATTTCCAAGGCACCCTCCAGGGCGCGCTTCTCAATGGAGCCTACGGCGAGACATTCACGCTGACGGTCACCACCGGCGGCAACAACACGACCGCAGTCGTGACGGTGACATCAGCCAGCGGACGCTACGGCGGCACCCTCACATCCACCAGCGCAAACGCGGGTTTCCATACATTCACCAACAGCGGGTCCAGCAACATCATGGCCGGGCTCACCGTGAAGCTGGATCACACCGAGACGACTAGCTCCCTTACTTTGGGTTGGGTTTACACCTTCACCGTCACCAGCCAATACACCCGCGTCAGTACTGCCACGGCTCCCGTGACCGGAACCTACACCGGCACGGCGGACACCACCTACCTCATCGAAGTCACGACCGGCACCTACAATTCCGGCGCTCCCGTCGCCACCGGTGCGGTGGTCCGCATCAGCGACACCGCGGGCCTTGATGCCCCGGCTTCGGTCACATTGACGGACAACACGCTGTTCGATCTCGGCACCTCCGGTCTGCAGATGAAATTCGATCTCTCGCTCGGCGTGTGCCCGCAGGGCGGCATGCGCGTGGGTGATGTCTATTACGTCAATTGCGTCGCGGAGGCGCCCTCGACCACAGTCTTCGACAAGGTGGTGCTCGATGGTCCGGCTGTGGACGCCACGGTGTTCACCAATTACGCGACGCACGTGGAGGTGGAATTCCGCCTCCCCGTCACCGGTGAGATTCTTTCCACCGCGGCGGCCGATGATGTCGCATGGGTTGCGGACCTCGAAGATGGGGTGACCATTGACTCCGGGTTGTCCCATTACCTCAGCACCCGATCCACGGGTTATGAGTGGGTTCCGTTTGTGGACGACGTCGGCACCCTGTCGGTCTGGCAGCGTTCCCTCCAGCCGCCCGCATACGGCGAAGGTCGTATTGCAATTGCGAGCACCGACGACATCACGACGCTGCTTGGCACTGTGGACGTGGATAACGATTTGGCCATGGGTGCGAATGAAATGCTCAACGGCACTCTTGGCGCTGTCTCGGGCTACGTCCTGCGCACCGGCGGCACCACGCTCGCCGATTACAATACGGCGCTTGCAAAGATTCAGACGACCAAGCTGGTTTACGCCATTGCGCCGATGACCACGGATGTGACCATCCAGCAGGCCGTCGCCACTCATTGCACCACCACATCCGGCCCGACCAAGAAACGCTTCCGTCGCTGCTACGTCGGCACGGACAGCCCCGGCTCTTACGTCGCGCTCAGGACCGGAACCTCCGGCAATGTCACGGCGACGGTCAGTGCTTACAATGGTGGCGGCAACTTGCTGGTGACCACCGCCACTGCCGGCGTGGATTTTACGCTGCTCGGACTCGCCAGCGGGGATATCGTCAAACTCATCGTCGCCGGTACGTCCTACCTGGTGGATTCCGTCATCAGCGCCACCGAACTCGTCCTTCAATCCGGTCCCGGAAGCCCGGTGGGTGCCGCGGTCGTCATTGAGATCTGGTATGCTGACACGCCAGCCAGTCAGGCCCTTTACGTCCGCAACCACTCGAAGCTCATTGGCAATCGCCGGGCCGTAAATGTCTGGACGGAGAATGGCACCGCAAATGGCGTCATCATCCCCAATCGCTACGCGGCGGCCCACATCGCCGGCCTACGCTGCGCCATGCTTCCGCAGCAGGGCCTGACCCGCACGGAAGTCAGCACCTTCGACGCGGCCCCGGCCATGAGCCTGCGCTACGACGACGACACGCTGGATGCCGTGGCAGCCGATGGCACCATGATCATCACGCAGGATGCGGAGAGCGGCGCGATTTACATCCGTCATCAGCTCACCACAGACAGCGCCAACGGGGCGCTGGCTTACGAGGATTCCATTGGCGTGGTCGCGGATTATCTGTCCTTCCGAATTGACGCCATCGTCGACGCCTACATCGGCAAACGTAACGTCACCAACGCCACACTCGTGGATCTGCGCAATGCGCTGCAAGATGAGTTGAACGCCAATACGCAGTCCGATTACGGGGTGCAGGCCGGCCCGCTGCTGGTCAGCTTCAACAGTCTGAAGATTACCCCGAATCCCATCATCAAGGATCGCGTCAAAATCACCTTCACCGCGGTTGTCGCTCTGCCGTTCAACATTGCGGAGACCATCATCAACTTTGACCAGGACCGCACACTCACCACGGTCATCGTCGCCTAATTCTAACCCAACTCAACTACCCACACTAACATGGCGACCGACTTCTTTGGCTTCGACAAGACCGTCAAAACCGACGGACAAATCATCACCGGCAATTTCGCGAGCATCAGCGCCAATGGCGCAATGGCTCTCGTGCAGTCGGTCAATGCCTCCTACAACCGTCAGATCATCTCGATGTTCGAGGCGGGATCCAGCACCCTCTATTACCTCAACGGCAACAGCGAGGGGCAGATAACGATCAACGGTGCGGTCGGCAAGAGCGGCTTTTTCAAAAACTTCCGCGACATTGCGCAGTCGTGCGGCGCCATCAACAAGCTGTCCATCGACATTCTTTCCGGAAGCAAATGCGCCGTGGGTGGAAGCGGCGGCATCACCTTCTCGGGTGGGCTGGCTGAGGGATTCAATATCGCCTACCAGGCCGGCCCGATGGCAGTCACCGAGGGTGCGCAGATCCGCGTCGGCTCGATGAATATCCGCTGATTTTCGTTTGGTTACCGCGTTTGTTGGCGCGGGGTTCCTAGAGGCGTGGGTCGGAGTGCATACCGACCCACGCTTTCTTCTTTCCAAGGGTCTGACTATCGCCACAATAGCTGGAATTTCTCATACCAAATATGCCCGCCGCACCTGACCTCGAACAAATGGCCGAAGAAATGCGACTTGCACGCGAGCGTTGGACGCAGAGCATTCCCGAGGAACAAGACGCCGCCTACGCCGTGTATCGGAAGTTGCGGAAGGAATTGAATTCAGCCCGATGGGTCGAACATCAGCGTCAGCATTTGTCGTGGCATTCCGGAAATGAGTGATGCCTACTCATTCGGGCGTATCGTCGAATACCGCCACACCGGCACTTACGCCGTAGCGCTGGACGACCGCACGCTCCTGCAGGACTGTATCTGGGTGGGTGGCGCATTGGCCGCAATGAGCGGAGTGCATCTCAAATACACCCTTCCCGTGGCGGCGCGCGTGGTCGTGATGGGTAGCTCCCCAGGTTTGATTCTTGGTGTTGTCCCAGGCCCATACGGAGATCCCGCAACCAGGGACCGCCAGGCTGCCACGGGTGCCTTCGGGCTTAATACCACACTCACCGGCCTGTCTTCTCAGAATGCCACCGGACGGCAAATCTACGATGAATGCGATCCACTGAGCGATCAATTACCGGGCGAGCTTGTGATGCAGAATGCGTTCAGCGTGGGCATCCAGATCATGACTCATTTCGCAAAGCTCTCCGCCGGTGAGCTGGCCAAGGTGGAATGCCATGTCCTCAATGACATGGTGCGCATCGTGAGCGACTGCTACCGCCATCATTCATCCTTTGGGGATTTCCAAATCACCAATGACGGACGGTTGAATGTGATTTGGAATGGCACCAGCTACCCACATGAGGCTGCTGGTCTGGTAAATCCCACCGACAAGAAGTTCCCGGCCGACAACAATGGTGTGGACTTCGACAGCCTGACGGATGACCTGACCAGCGCCAGCCGAAACAGGTTCTCGCAGTACATCGGTTTCCTCGGCAATTTCATCCACGTATTCGTGACAGACCCGACTTCCGTGCTCGGGGAGATGAGCAAGACAGCTTTGCGATCTGGCAAGTTCAGCGCCCATGTGGATATGGATGGATCGTTACTGATTGGATCGGTTGGGGACATTGTGCTCGAACGCAAGGTGCGCATCGTAGTCCCAATTCAACTGAAGCACCCGGAGGATCCCACCGGGGTGTTGGTCGATGGCTACGCCCAATTGAACAAGGAGTTCCTGAAGCTGTGGAAATATCCCAAGGATCCGCGGAAGATATTTGAGACGACCTACCAACTGCGGGAATACTCGCGATTCCTGGATCAATTCCAGGGGCTGTCCAGATTCCACCAAATGGCGACCAAGGGGGAGTATCACGTCCCTTCCGAAGAGGAGACCCCGGCACCGGACTGGCGGGGCAAACAGACCGACACTGAGGAAGCCAATGGCTATGATAATTCGACATCTTACGACACCTACGCCTGCATGCGTATCATGCGTGACGGGTCCATCATTCATTGGGACGGCACGGGTAGTTGCGTGGTGATGTCGCACGGAGACGTGCATGTGGCGGCCACCCGACACCTGACGCTGGAAGCCGCCGGGGACGTGAGAATCATTGCAGGGGGCAGCCTCTACATGAAGGCCCGGAAGAACGTGGAGATTTCCGCAACGACCGGCTGGATGAAACTGAAAGCCAGGGCAGCATGGCAGGCCTTGTGTGAATGGGGGACCATGTGGTTCAAGAGCGACGCCAATACCGCCAAGCCGGAGAAGGCCGAGAACACCGAGGAAGATCCGGCGCCGATTGTGGGGCCGGCGGCCATTGTATTTGAGACCACAAAAGGCGGAGTGAAGGTTGCCAGCAAAGGCACCGTCTTTGTGGATATCGGCAAATGTCCCGAGGAGCCGGATCCCTCCTTCTCGGTAAAGACGGAGAGCGGAGGATTCATCGTGGATGCAAAGAAGGACATCCAATTCACCACACAGAAACTGTTCCATGCGACCGCACGCGGAAAGGGCTTCCTGTTCAAAGGCCCCAACATGCTGCTCGCCGGGCAGAAGTTCCAAGTGGGCAAATACGCGGAGCTTGGCGTCACCGGCCTAAAGGTCTCACAGGTGAACACCGCGCAGGTGATCTCGCACGGAGCCATCAAGGGCCCAAAGATTCCTGGTCCGAGCCCAGGGGGAAAGCCGCATCACAACCACATCCTCAAGCTGATGGGCGACGAGCCCGATTGGAGACCGGAGCCATTGGAATTGGAATCCGAGCCGGTTGATTGGGAGAGCACCGCCGAGGGCAAATTGAAATTCGCATTCTCGAAAAAGGAAGAATACATCCCCGATCCATATACCTTCATGGAAAGCCCGGCCCAGCAATTTCTGCGGTTGGATATGCCGGGGAAGACGGCATTGAATTGGGCGGGTTCCTATACGGAAATCGAAAACCAATCTGAGAGACTCAAGCCGGCCGACAATGTGGACAGCAGCACTTCCGCGTTTCCTGGATCAGGCGCGCAATTCCGCCAGCACAATGGTGGCGAGAGCCTGCACAAGCCGTCTGCCAAATCCGGAGCGGACTTGAACAAGACCACCGACCTGGTTACGGTGCCATTCACATTTACATTTCTCAAAACCGGAGCCAAATACCTCACACCATGACCGACATCAACACACCCGATCCCGCGCACGAACCAAAGCCCGACGACGCCATCGACCAGGCCGCCATACAGGAATTGCTGGCTGCCGAGGATACAACCCCAAAGGCCATTGAGCTGGATGACGACACCACCGCAGAAGTCCGGGCGGCCCTCAATGCGGAAAAGAAAGAGCCCACACCAAAGACGCATTTGCCCATCCCGGATCAATGGCAGTCCGATGTGGACACCACGAGCACGATGCTTGATTGGGCCTTCAAGCAGGAGTCCGTCGGGAAGATTGAGGTCACCGCGCAGGAGAAGGCCATTTACGAGAAGGCATTCCTTCATGACTCAAACCTTTGCTTCGATATTGAATTCCAGGTGGGCAGCCTGAAGCCGAAGGTTCGCGTGAACAACCTGACCATCCTGATGGAGCGGGCCATTTCCGCAGCCATCGCCAAGGATGAGGAGGAGAAGCTGGTCCAGGGCACCGCGTCCATGTGGTCCGCGATGCAGCAGTATTGCCTGGTGCTGCAGGTGCAGTCCGTCGGCAACGCTCTGTTCGCCCCGCGTGTTGAAGTCACCACGCCCCCGCAATCGGTGGAGGCGCTGCGGGACGCCATCCGCGCATCAGTCCAGACCCACATCGGAAGCATGAGCGCCGCCCGGCTGAACATGCTCATCAAGGCCGTCTGCATTTTCGAAATCAAACAAAAGCTGTGCAATGAGAACATCGTGAATCGGGAGGACAACCAGGGTTTTTGGCGTCCCCAAGGTTCCGTTTAATGCTGACTGCATACCTTGGGGGGCGTCCAGAAATCGTCAGGCCCGATTACCCGCACGCGATGCGGAGTGTCATCCGTGAATCGCTTTTGCTGGAGGCGGTGGGTAAATCCGCGGCCGCCGCGACGCAAATCGAGCTGCTGTTAATTGAGACACAATTCGCCTCATTGCTCGACCCGCAAAAGGCCGCCGACGTCATGCGTCGGAAAATGGCCCGTGGGCGCTGGCTTGCCCAATTGAAGGCATTTGATCTCTATGCCAAGGCGCCCGACAACATCGGCGCCGAGAGCCTGATCAAACTTTACGAGGCACTGGAAAAAGGCGGGGTATTGCAAGACGCCATCGACTCGGAGGCTGATTCCGGCGACACTGGAGGGTAATTCGATATGGCCTTCACTGACGGCGGATACATCACTCCCGAAGACATCGCACCTTACCAGAGTGGCGGCAATAGCCCCAGCCCTGGCGAGGCGATGCGTCGTTTCAAGGCGACGGAGCGGTATTACGACTTGCAGCGCTACGCGCTCGCCACGGACCGCCGCGTCAACATGGTCAATTCGACGATGGCGGGGGCATTCAAAGGGGGTAGTCAGACTACTGAGGCGTGGGCGAGATCAGACACCGGACGAGTCAGCCGTGACTTGATCGGCCTTGCGGCCTCGCATGGCGCGCTAGGTGGTGGCAATCCAGTGGCGCTCATAGCAGGCATGGCCTCCGCAAATGGGATGAATCAATTCCGGGTGGGCGGGCCCGGTGGTGGGATGTCCGCGTTAGCCGGCGGCGGCATGATGGCGGACATGATTACCAAGCAGATGTATTCTGCGTTTCAGAATCATGCATTTACCTCTACGGGGGCTGCCAACCTGAACGTCACGAACGGATTCAACAAGGACCAGATGGGGGACATATTCAAATTGATGGGCCAACGGGGAATGATGAGCGGGATGAAGATGGGGGGATTTGAAATGGCGAATGGTAAGCTGTCGTTTCTTGAGGACAAGGGATCCATGAACCGCGTGCTGCAGCAATTCGAAGGCGTGAGCAAGATGCTGGCAAACGTCCGGGACTTGGTGGGAGATCGGCACGTCACTGAACTGGCTCGCGCCGCGGAGAGTCTGACCGGTCTGTCTCTGCGCAATGCCAATCCGGCGAAGCTGGGCGAGCGTCTCAATCGTGTGCGCAACAATGCATCAATGCTGAATCTGGATGTGGAGTCCTATATGGGGGCGCACGAGCAGCTCATGGGGATGGTAGCCCCATTGGTGGGACGTCCAATGGCCTCTGTGATGGCCCTGCGCGCTGGTGAGACCTCCGGCATTGCCAGCATGGGGCGGACTCAAATGGTTGGAGCGGCGGCTGCCCGAGGCGAACACATCGCCAATTTTTCGACGGGCGAAATAGCAGCGCAGGGCATGCAAAGCCAGCTTCAGATGATGAGCGAGAATCCGCAATTGCTCGAAGCATCATTTGCGGCCCAGAACATGACCGACGACAACAAGAGTAAGCTGAATGCCGCGATTGGTGCTTTCTCCAAGGTGTCCAGCCGCGAGGAGCGCATTGCTGCCAGCGCCAATCTGCGCAAAGTATTTGAACAGACATCGGGCGTCACCACAGGCACTTACAGCAGGCAATACAGCACGCAGCGTATGCTCAATACCATCGGCCCTGAACAGCAAGAAAACCTGCACAATGCACTGAGCGGCATGGACCAGTCGATGAACAAGAACGTCATCGCAAAGCAGATGGCCGAGAATAACAATTTCGGGTCGGGGGCAGTTGGCGGGCTGGGCGCTAAGCAGATGGGGGGTTCGATGCATGCTTTCATGAGCCTGGCTCCCGACGAGCAGCAGGATATTATAGACAAGCTGCATGCCGGCAACACTGTCGGAGCGCAGGAGGCGCTGACTGCTGCGTCCAAGGATTTGCAAGTGGGTGGTATTTCGAAGGAAGCCATATCGGGGCTCGGTAAGATTCTGGCCGGCGGGGCGGATTCGGGTGCATTTCTGAACAAAGGTCGCAGCATCCTCGCCGGGGATCCGCGCCTGCAGGGGATTGTACATCCGAGATTAGTCAGGGAGGCCAAAGAAGCCGCAGCGATGAGATTTTACGCAGAAAACGTGGTGGGCGATGCGGACGACCGCAGCAAGCCGGACATGGGGGAGCAGTTCTACCAGGGGCTGGTGAATGGCGTGAAGACGGACAATCAAACTGTCCTGATGCAGGCAGGCGCCGATGTCGAGACATTCGCAATTGACCCGGAAACCAAAATGCCGGTAATTGCACCGAATTTGGAGGCTTTGCTGAATACCTACGGAGCGCCAGGAAAAGACGGCAAGCCAGGGACGGAATTTTCAGATGCGATAAGAGGAAAAAGCGTTGTAGAAAAAAATGACATCATGCGGCGCTACTTGGAGAACAAGGGAGTGGCTTTTTCTGTGGATATTGCAAAAAAGACCGGGACCGCAGTCAATGCGGGGAAAAAAAAGAGCATTTTGGACCACGACCAGTTTCTTTCTGAAGCAGCACAAGAATTGTCACTGAAAGGTGTGGGTGGGGCGGCTGGCGCTGCGGAAATAGAAGCGCTGGCAAATAAGAAGGAGGCGGATGCCAAGAACAAAACCTACAACGAACGCGCAATTAACGATAATAACCGCGCGGAGATCATGAAAGAACGGATGGATGCCAGCAGCGCGCTGTGGACCGGAGCGCTGGAAGGCACCGGAGGTTGGATGGCGAATGCACTGAAGGAAGGCGATGGAAATACGGCATTCGACATGGTGATGAAGCGGTCGCTTGCAGATCCAAAAGGATTTGAAAAGGATTTGAAAAAGGCGAAGGAAGATCTCGCAGACAAGACAGGGGACAGCGCAGAAACCAAAGGAGCACATGCAGCCGCCCGCAAGAATTTGGCCGCCCTTGAGGACAAGATGAAAGAGGCAAAAGCCACACCCGATCAAAAAACCGCGGACAATACAAAGAAGATTCTGGATCTGCTCCGCTTAAACTTAACATGACCAACATTTTCCCATCCCGCGGATGCATCTACGCATTCCAGCAGCAGGGCAATTCCGTGGGCTTCTATGCCCTGAATCCTCCCATCACCAGCAGCAACGCAGCACCGGTGCTCATCATGGGGGCCAGCCTGCAGGACCCGGACGTGCTGGTCCCCAAGAACACCCTTGATAATTTCCATGTGCTTTACAGCTTCGGTGCCGGCTTCGGTTCGGTGAACATCATGGGCGTTGCCCTGCTGGGAAATGAGAAGTCCGGCGGCAAAAGTTTTGCGGAGGTGGTGAAATGGTTCCAGAAGAACCGGGCATCAAATTTGAAGAAACCAGTGCAGCTCTCCCTTCCCGGCAAGGTGGCCTACAATGTGTACATTTCGGGGCTCGTAGTCGGGCAGATTGACCCCAAATTTCACACGCAACAGTTTGTCTTGGGTGGTATTGTCGCGGAGACTTCTTCCGGCCCCGCAGCCGGACGCAAGGATGGCTTCACCGGCCTGACCACCGGAAGCCTGACCACCTCGTCCTTGTCCTAAACTCTTAAAAACCATGAGATGCGAACTACTTCAATTGCTGGTCAATGGTGATGTTCCCGCGAGTCCGTGGTTTACGCCAGTCACCCCATTTGACCCTGTGACTGCCTCCGAGGAGGCGACGGCGGTTCGGGACCTCCTGAAGATCACCGACGCCACCTCGGACTATTTTGCAATGAGCGTGCTGCGGTGTCTGGTAGGCACTCCGACATTGCTGCATGAATTCGGAATTGAGTCTGCTACGTCAATGGCGTGGCAGCTCTACCGCAATCCGCGACTGCAGCTTCCGCAGACCATCACATTGATGCCCGACAGGAACGGCGCACCGGAAGCAAACAGGCAGGTGTCCGACTGGCCTGTGTCTGTAGATTTTCAATTGCTATGCGTCGAGCCGAAGGCCGCGCGTATTTCCTGCGGCGGCCGATCGGAGCAAGTGCATGCGTTCTTTACCAATGAGGACCTGTTTGTGGAATGGCCTTCCTGGGTTGGACTCAAAGGGGCATTGCGGTTCCTGGACGGCGTTAAGCACTGGACTCCCTCCTACGTCATTGCGTTCAAAAACATCCCTGCCAATTATCCGACGAGGGCGGCATTGGCGGCCCTGCAAAAGACCACCGCGTGGCTGACGCTTCTTGAGAAACAGAACCTGCTTCAGCATTACATGGGTGCCGGTGTGGATGTGACAGAGCGGATGGCCCTGGTCGCGCTGGCTTTGATTCGGGACACCCGCATGCGTATTCCATATGAGCAGTAATATCTCATTCAGGGAGCCAAAGGTCAGCGGGGATGTGGGCGGAATCAAGCTGCGCATATCCGGAGCGCAGACGACGATGACGATCAATGAGATGCCGTCGTTGGCACTTTCTGTGCATCCGCAGGGAGTCAGATCAGGCGACCTGGTGGACCTGAGTTCTCCCGACATTACCAAATGGCTCGCCCAGAATCAGACCCAGAAGTTCACGGACCTGACCACCGTCAATGTGTATCAGGATTCTGGATCCCGGAATTATCTGACTACCGCCGGGCTGCTCACGACGTCCGCTTACGAAGCGTCAAAAAGCTCATTTGAGGTGCATCTGGCACTGGCGACGAATGCGGCCTATTTGCAGGCTCTGCGCACCCACATTTACCGGACGGAGGGCAACGAGGCAAAGGACGACGATGAGCTGCTGCATGCGACCAGCATGGCGGAGATGTTCAGCCTGGTGCTCGACCGGCTGATCAAAAAATGGATTGAGAAGGCGAACGCGCGGACTGTCACAATGGCAAAGCTGGACGCGAAGATTATGGATCAGATGCATGCAATCAACGAGCAGCACAAGACCAAATGGCAGCGTCTGTTCAGCGACAGCACGGCAACCACCAAGCTGCCGTTTATGCCGGACATGACGCAGGACATAAATGAGAAGATTCAGGATACCATCCGACAGGTGTTTCTGACGCAGGGACGGGATTTCTTTCAGCAGATCCTGACGCTCTGCGAAATGTTTAACCTGCTCTATATTCCCGACGTCGGGGGAACAGACGCACCCTATGGGCGTTTAATCTCAAAGGACGCGGTGATGGGAGAGACTGCGCCCGGTATTATTTCTGCGACCCATTTCACATCCAGGCTTGGGGCCTACGATGTGGTGCCCCTGGCTGCCGTGGTGGTCGTCGGGCAGGGCACGGAGAATGTGAAGGAGTCCGGGTCGGATAAAGGAATGCCAACGGCCCCGGTGTATGCTACGTGGCCGAATCCGCTGCCGGAAAAATCAAACGGGCGATTCGAGCAAATCCCATTGCCCGTCTGGTTGCCTGCCATTTACGGTCCGTTGGATATGGATGACGCGGTCAAGGAGGCCAACGCGATGGGGTTGGATGCGAATGAATACATGCGCACAAAACACAAGCCGCGCAAAGACAGCATGGATAAGCAGCAGACGGCGCAGAGGAGCATCCTGGCGTGGTGGGCTCGGCTTGCGTATTTGGACATAGCCTTGGGACGGGATACGCTGAGCCTGGACATTCCGTTGGATTTTAGGGCGCAGCTCGGATACCGATATGCTGTGACCGACCGCAACAAGAAGAAGATGTTTACTGGCTTCCTGGCACACATCGCGCATTCCGTGGTGGTGGGTGAGGACAGCGAGAAATCCGCAACCGGCGACGCCACCACCAGCCTCGTGTTCACGCATGTGGAATGTGAGGGGTTCGTGCTGCCCAACAAGGGCGCTCCATTTAATGCATTGCCGAAGCCACCGGAGATCGCCAAAGAATAGCCATGACTGATCCACGCGACATCGAAAGGGCCAAGCGCCGCAACCTGAATCCTGGGTGCGCAGTTCCGGCTGCAGTTCCGGCGACCGCCATCACACCACCCACGCGGCCCGTATCGAATTGCGACGTACCTCCTGCCATTGCCGCGGATGCTTTCGACACCCCCGGAGCCACGGTCACCGCAACAGACATCTCCACTGACATCCCGCTGATTCATATCACCAGCGCGGCCGTCACGGTCAATTGCTCCGATGTGGAGGGGGCCGGTCCGGTGGGTGAGTCCGTCACGATAAATGCCGGGCAGATCGCCAGGGATATTTCCTGGCATTCATTTGCGGGAATCTCAGCGTCGCAACTGGCATTCATCGCCACGCTCAATCCGCTGGACGTTACCACAATTCTCACGCAATCCACGGCGGAGGCCGTCGCCGGCGCGTTCCGCCTGGCCTTGGAGCAGGCGGTCATTGCGCGGACGGCAGCCCTGACAGCCCTTGCCGCTGCCAATGCACAGGCCCGCGCCATTGCGGTCGCAACCCTGACTTGCGGATGGGTCAATGAACGGCAGGAGACCAATTGTGCCGCGGGCGCCTATCGCACGCCGGAAGATCCCGACCACGTTGCCATCAATCCCTCCGTCATTTCCGCAGGCTCCTCGTTCTCCACGCAGAGTCAGAACACGGCAAATGCGCAGGCCTTGGCTGCCGCTTTTTCTGCCATGGTGTGCGTGTATCCGAACACGGAGCAGACCGTCACGTGTCTGGATGCTGGGTTTGGGGAGGAAGTTCCGGTGGATGCTACGCCGTGGCCTGCACTCGACCAGATGCGAGTTGGGATAATCACCGTGCCGGCTGGTCGGGTCCTGTCCTCGGATTCCGCCGCAGACGCTGATCAGCAAGCCCGCGCGCTGGGTCTCTCGCAGCTTTCCTGTTTCGCCATCAATGAGTTCGTCAAGGTGAGCTGCAGCGCGAGCGGAAAGCCAGGCACAGACGACACCATTGTCAGCGATTTGACTTTGGGAATCCCCGGCAATTCCGTTGAGGTTCCGCAAGGATACCTGACCTCCACGACTTCCACCGCGGACGCAAATGCATTGGCCCATGCGTTGGCCATGTCCCTGCTCCAATGCCGATGGACCAATTCCGAGATTGTCGTACAGTGCCCCGTTCAATCCGTGCCGGATCCGCGTAATCCAGGAGCCACCGTGCTTTTGGATCCCTCGGACAAATCGCCAGGCATCCAGTTTCAAATGGCGGCCGGATCTTACTACTCCGAGGTGTCCCAGGTGGACGCAGACCAGCAGGCCATGGATGCTGCGCTGGCGCAATTGAACTGCATGTACTGCAACCAGGACATCGCTCCGACCTGCGTGCCGGAGGGAATTGCCCAGCAGGTGCGGGAGGGTGTCATCCCATTGCCCATCCCCGCGGCGATGGTCACCTCGGCCTGGTCCTCAGATGCCACGCTGGGCCTGGCGGCCAACACCTACTGCGACACGGACGCCTCGGTGGTGGAGATGACGGCCGGAAGCGCTCTGGTGGTGCCTGCTGCAATTCCCACCAACGACTGCAAATACGGCAACGATGCACAGACCCTGCACTGCCCATCCGGGATGGTTGCCGCAGGGGCGGAGGATTTGTCGGGCGTGTTCATCGTTCCCGTCGGTACTTTTGTCGTGTCCGTGGCGGATGTGCCGCCCACGTTCCGACCTGGGGAGACGGATAGGGAAAAGGCCTTTGCGAATGCGCAGGCCGCGGCGTTCGGTATTTCCACCCTGGCTTGCAGCTTCCAGAACGCAGCACGCTCATTTACCTGCTCGCAGGACAAGGGGATGCCCCACGTGCATCCGAACTCGCTTGGTTTGGATTCCGCCCCCTTGGTAATTCCAGCGGGGCAGTTTACCTCCCTGAACTCCCAAGCCGAGGTCGACGCCGAGACTCAGGCTTACGGCATGTCCCAATTGCTGTGCTTTTACATGAACCGACGGATGACGGTTCTCTGTGGGGACTCTCCCGCCGATGAATTCCGTGGCGGGGGATACAGCGACACAGGTGATCGGATCGCAATCACATACGGCACCGGGTCCATGACCCCGAAAGACGGCAGCTCACCAAAGGTCGCCGTGGATGCGCAGTCTATGGGCGCTGTGGGAAATCCTGTGCAGGTGGAAGCGGATACGATCCTGGACTGGCACAGCCAGCGTGACGCGGATCAGGCGGCGCTTACGCTGGGTCTGAATTCCTTGAATTGTTTTTGGTCGAACGTGGACGTGCGCGTGACTTGCGGCGCCCCCGCGCAAATGCCGTGGGTGCCAGGCAATGCACTGGGCGCTCCCATCTCCGTCGGGCTGGGAATATCGGCCATCGGACATGTGCCCGCAGGTGCTTTCATCAGCGATATATCAATCAAGGCCGCATCATCCACAGCCTACGCCGTGGCCTATGGGATACCGGATTGTTTTAATTTCGGGAATGAGTTTGATTTGGGATTGGTGGGTAATGATGAATATGTAGCCGGCGATTGCGGGGAAGGTCGTCACAGTGTCGGGATGATGAACGTCCCCAAGAACACCTTCAAGGCCTCTACGAAAACCGCCGCCGATAAAATGGCCACCGACTTCATCGAGGCCAACACCATCTGCGAAGCGAATGCCGCCAGCGCAGGCAATACGGAGCAGTCGCCCGCTGCCTGCACCCCGATCTACCTCGGCTACGGTGTATTCTCAAATAGCCACCGTGTCGGATTGACCAAAATTCCCGCCGGCACCTTCAAGGCCGACACTGTAGCGGAGGCCGACACGCTGGCCTCGGATTTTCTCTTGGCCAACACCAGCTGTGAAGCGGATGTCACCGTGGATGTGCTCGTGGATTTGCGGTTGTCGGGCGGAAAGCTGCAGGGGAAATACAAAACGGTGACTGTGGCCGCTTCGGTGGCTGCCTCGCCCGAATGGAGAGATATGGTCACGACGATGACCAGCTCTCCCGCAACATGCCCATAAGACATGCCCCTAGCAAAGCTACTGACGAATTGTGCCGGGACATCCCTTTTGACGAATTGCTCAGGCAACTCTCTGCTAAAGAACTGCCCGAAGATGGAGATTCGCTACACATGGACTGGTTCCGCCGGCAGTCCCGGCAGTCCCGGCAGTCCCGGTCACGGTGCGGATTTATTTACAGAAACCACGTTCTTGGGCACTTCCTTGGGTTGGTATGCTTACGGAAACAGTGCTGGTTACTTAACTTGGAATCCCTACGAGACAGCGTATTCAGGCGGGTATGAGAAATGCACCGTCGATGTAGAAAAATCATACGAAGATGGAGCGTGGGGGGCAGCAACCGCAACAATAGATCTCAAAGCGGATTGGTGGTCTGGGAATTTTCCGCCCTACTCTCCTAACGGACTAGCTGGAGACTCGCTGACGATAACGGCGGCTTACAACGGCGTAACTCGGACACTAATAATCAACCCTAGTGCAATAACAGTGCTTGGTGATTTCGTTATCGGCCCTGTTTCAATGATCGTGACCCACGTTGGCACCATCACGATTGACTCTGATGGAAACTTCACTCTCGTGTAACACGAGAGCCATGTTCTCCTGCCATCAGGATTGGGAATTTAGAATCCGGAGTTGCCAATTGCGCGCCGTGCGGTAAAAAACTTCCATGCATATTGAAACCTTCCTGCTGATTGCGGTGCTGGCGTCCAGTCTCGGTTGCCTGCTCTTTTACATCCTGACCGTGTGGAATCACACCACCATGCCGCTGCGGCTGTGCAAAGCCGCCGCTGCTATCACCGACTCGCACATGTATGGTGTGCGGCACACCCAGACCCGAAAGGATTGGCAATTCTGGCTGCTGGCTTACGCGCCGGCCTGGTTTTCAGAATGGGCGCTATGCCACATTTGCCAATCGCCGTGGTGGACCGCACTGCTCTACCTGCCGACTGCGGTCATTTTTGCGGTGATGGGGATTCCATTGCTGCCACTGCTGCCCGCGGCATGCCTCAGCCTCGGGCTGGGGCTCTGGTTGTATCGTGCAACGTCGCAACCGGAATCCCCCACCCCCAATCAAGTTGCTGCGGCAGCTCCGCCGCAAATGGCGGAAATGGCGGAAAAGGAAATTGAGCCGCCCGCGCCTGAATTGCACATCGAGGAAAAGCCGTCTGCCCGGCTCGCCCAATACCAGCAGGCTTATGGATTGCGGATGATCAAGACCGGCAACGGCACGACCATCGACCCAACTTCCATCACCGATGAGTATAAAAAGATGACTCTGTTTTTCTCAGACGACACACCCTGCTGGTTTGCAGGCTGCGAGGAATTGCGCGCCAGGTATGCGGCGGAGACAAAAAAGGGAGATGCGAAATGCGAAGGCTGCGAGCTGGCACATGTGTATCGGAAGTACGCATTGCTGGCGCTACATGCGGTCCGCGAATCCAATGCCGCAACCAATTGACATTCCCGGATTGCAGATGCCTGCCAATTTGCGGCAGCGCATGGAGTTCGAACTGCATGAACTTAAATTGCGCAGCCGGGCTGGTTGCGGAGATTGCGGCGGTGAGATGTCTGCGGTCGTTCGCAAATATCAGCGGCTGGCGGCGATTGCCGCAAAGCCCAAGTAGTGGTATCGTCCTCTGGTGACTGCGCCAAATCCCAGCGAAGATGACAAGCCATTAAAGGAGCCGCCTCCCCACATGGCTGCGCATGCTGCGTGGATGGCTGACGCCTCGCCCACCAATCTGTCTGCGACGGTGAAGCATTTGGAACCTACCATTCAGGGGGTGTTGCGTTCCATGAATGCCGCCCAGGATCCAGCCCTGACTCTGCAGGCGCGCATCCTCACATCCCGCGCCGTCAAATCCTACGACCCAACCTACGGGGCCGCGCTGCCCACGTGGGTGTCCCAGCAATTGCAGCCCCTGCGTAGGTTTCGCCGGATGAACCTGGCGCATCCGGTCCATGTGCCTGAGAAGATCCAATTGGACGCCTTTCATCTGATGCAGTCCGAGAATGAGCTGCGCGATTCCCTTGGTCGCGATCCGGACGTCGAAGAGTTGGCGGACCATTCCAAATTGCCCGTGCACCGAATTGCAGGCATCCGCAAATCTTTCCGGCGGATGGCCTCGCAATCTTCCTTCGGGGAGAATGCGGCAATGCCCTCGGACACCCAGTCCGATCATTCCGATGAGGCGCTGCACTACGTGCACCATGAATCCGATCTGATTGACCGGAAGATTCTGGAGATGAAAACCGGGTATGGCGGAGCCCACGAGCCGATGCTTCCGCATGAGATTGCTAGAAAGCTAAACCTGTCCCCGGTGCAATTGAGCCGGCGGTCGGCCAAGCTGGCCACCAAGCTGGAGGAATTGAGGACCGCACTGCAAACCGTCAATTAACCCGATGTTCGCCGACACCACCCGCATCAATCGCGATTCACGATTCCCTGCCATGCAGGGGATTCTGGACGTGCTCAAGCAGAAGGAAAGCCTGCCGATGGCCAGCGAGGCCTTCGCGGATTTCGATCTGAAAGAGTTGCAGTCGGAAGTGGAGGCGCAGAATGAAACGGCGCAGAATGCCGACACGCTGCAAGCCGCGGTCGAGCAATTGAAGCTGATTCACGTGGCAGCACTGAAGCGCGATTTGGATTATGCCAATGTGCGGCGTCGCAAGCTCTACGCGCTCGGGTATCATGATGCCATGCTCCGCACCTACCGGCCTTCCCGAATCGCCAACATCTTCGGTTTCAAATGAGGGGACTCCGACTCACATTCTCACAGGAAGGACCCATCAGCTTGAACGGCGATGCGGTGACGGATCTGGAGTGCATCCAGCAGAACGCGCTGGTCAATATCGGCACATCCAAGGGCAGCGACGCCATCTTTCCGGATAAAGGCACCGACCTTTTCAAGGCCGCGGTAGGTGGTGTCATCTACGACATCCAGAGCGCACAGCACGCCGCCAATTTTGCCGCTCTCGACACCGTCACATTTTTGCGCGATCACGAATACGCATCGCAAAGCCAGAGCACCCTGGAAACATTGCAATTGAACCTCCGCGTCATTGAGGTTGGCCGCCTGCAATTTCAGGCCAGCATGGTATTCAGCAACGGCGTGACCTCGGCCACGCAAACCTCACTTTAAGCAATGGCGACAATACCCACTTCCGTCTGGCAACCCGATTTGATTTCCACCTACTTCCCTGCATTGGGTGAGATGTCCACCGTGGCGCTGGCCTCCGCGCGTGCCCGCATTCAGAGCTACCTGCTCGTCGGGTGGCCGGATGTGGACATGCGCCCCGGCTCGGTCATTGGGGATTTGGTATTGGGTCCGTTTGCGCATCTCGTCGTCGCACTTGAAACATCCATGGGTCGGTTCATGTCCGATTTGGATTTCGAGCAGGTCGCCAGCGGCACGATCTTCAATTGTGAGTTCGTCACTGCCTTCCTGAAAAACTTCGCCGTGTATGAGCAGGATTCACTGAAGAGCACCGGCGTCATCCGGCTGCTGTTCAATGCGGATGCGGAAGTCACCCTGGATCGTCGACTGCGATTTGCCATCGGAACGGGTACGTTCTCGATGCGGCTGCCGTTTCCTGGACAGATGCTGATTCGCCCCGTCGGCAATGCCATCACACCCGCGACCAACAGCCTCAACCTGGTGGACATCGGAGGCGGAGTTTACGCAGTGGACATTCACGTCACCGGCACCATGGGGGCGCTGGTGACCCAGGGCGATTCAGCAACGCTCGACATGACCATCGCCGGATTGGTGAGCGCCGCGGCCGTCGTGGATTTTGAGGCCGGCAGTCCCGAGACATCCCTACCGACTCTGGCCACACAAGCACGCGAGCGGTTCTCCGCCAGCGCGCTGGTCACCCGCAATGCATCCGTCAATTACCTGAAGCGGGAGTTTCCTGAACTGCGGGGCGTCAGCGTCACGCTCCCCGGAGATGCGGAAATGCTGCGGGCTTCTGTGAATGCGCTGGGCATTGCGGCACCAGCGGCCGACATTTACGCCAAGTCCAGGGCGTGGGATTTCCACGACACGCAAGTCATTCGCGTTCCCTTCGTCACAACCCAGGGGGTGGTCTCGGTCAACCAGTTCATCACCCCGTTGTTGGTCTCGGGCAATCCGACGCTCGTGCGCAGCATTGTCAGCGTGGACGCGCCCTCGGTGATTATCACGCCAGGTGTTGAGTGCGACATCTACTCGCAGTCCTCGGACAGCGTAAAGGCCCCGCTGCTGACCTGCGCCGGCACCTCCCTTGAGCAGTTGTGGGCGGTGTTCCCGATGCCTCGCAATCCGACGACTGGTGTTGCTTTGGTTCCGCTGAACACGGAGGCCGACGGCTCCCAGTATGCCAATTTCAAAATCACCTACGTGCACGACCCTTTGCTGCAGCCGGTCGCCCAGCATCTCGACAACCCGGACGTCGCGCCGGTCAATTTTTCGGCCCTGGTTCGTCCTTTCATCCCGATCGTGCTTTCGCGGTTTGAGGTCGTCTACACCAAGCGCGCAGGCATGACCATGACCCTGGATGCCGCCAGGACCGAGATTTACAATTACCTGCGCGGTCTCTCCTACCCGGACGTGTATTCGGATGCGAAGATCGGAGACGCCATGCTTTATGCTGGAGCCCAGGATGTGCGGGAAATTTCCATTGCCGGATCCCTGCAATGGAGCGCTGCCAACTACGTGCTACCGGCGACTGCATCCACGCCAGTGGAGGATTTGGCTGCGGCCATCGCTGACCGCCGCGCCGCGCCCTCCGTCTTTGCCGGTTCCGCCGCAGGGCTGGTGATGGCCGCGCCATTTGTGGATCCGGTGCTCGGCACGGGCAGTGAGACATTTGCCACGGCGGGCTCCAGGAATATCACCCTGTTGCTGCAGCCTTCGACCATCACCTTCCGGGAGGAGCTGAGATAGTGGACCCCCTGCTTTCACAGCGCTACGACCTCTACGGACGGCTGGGAGATCTGTGGTCGCAAAAGGTCAAAGGCGCAGAGCAGCAAAAGGCCCGGCATCTGACTGCCCTCGCCCGGCACACCGCCAGCCAGGCGCATTTGATTTCCGGCATGCAACTGCTCGCCGGGCAATCGACCTCCATCCGGGAGAACCTGGATTTGAATTACAAGCAGACGGACGTGATTCCGATCGGCGCCAACCTGCAGACCAGGAATCGTGTGAATTTTTCAGACGGCACCACGGCGTTCACTTTCTGGCGCAGACCAGCGGCGGGCTCTTGGGAGTTCTCATTTACAGGACACACGCCAGCGGGAGGAGAGGACGACATCCTATTGTCCACGGAGACGGACGATATCCTGCTGATGCCAGGTGGCACGCTGAATATCCCCATGCCCGAGGACTGGGCCGTGAACTACCTGCTGAAGATTCCGTTTAATTTGACTCCCTTGAAATTACGGGCAGCGGATGGAAGGGCGCTGTTCGCCGGAGCGGATTACGTCTGCGGCGTGGGCGTGCTGGGATTCCTACATCATCCCGATACCATTTTCACCGGGCAGACCGTGCACGTTGCGAGTGCGTTCAAGGTCGAGGACCATCCGTTCAATTACACCCTGCAGGTGGATCCGGTATTTGGTTCCGTCGAGGATATCGCCACCTACCAACGCGGCGCGCAGACTCCTTCCACGTTTCTGCGGGCGCTGGCCCGTGCCTGCAATTTCCAAGTGGCGCCGGCCGCGAGCATGGTCCGCGAGGTCATGCGCGGCGGCGGTCGTTTCTTTTACGGCTTCGACTGGGGACTCGTAGCGGTCGACTACCCGCACGAGGAATTGCATGTCGGGGATTCCGTAGTCGCTGGCGAGATCATCGGACAGCCGATCTCCATGCACAGCGCCACCAACGGCAATTCGGCGTGGTGGGCAGCCTTGGACTGGTCCGATGGGCTGGTGCTGGACGGGCTGTGTGCCTTCCCTGGACTGACCGCCCCCAATGAACCGCGCCGCGCCTATGCCGTGGATGAGGATGACGACGTGCATGTGCGAATTGATTTGGATGGTCCGACAGATCAACAGGATCTGTTCTGGGCGTCCGTGAAGCGCAATGAATTGCTGACCGGGAATTACCTGAATTCGGTTGTCGGGCTCTCCTCCATCTCGGACGTCAAATTTGTGAACCCGCTGCGGTTGATGTTCGAATACCTGCTCGGGGCCTGCGGCATCGTCATCACCCGCCGCAATGTCGGGCAATGGAGTGGCAGCAATCGCGCCCGATTTGAGAATTTTGTGTCGAGGGAGAAACCAATGGGTGCCATTGTGATTGTGCGCGATACCGCCGTGTAATAGCCGGGGGTGGGTGGGGTGAAATATGGACGCCCAGCGCGTCATATACAAATGTGAAGAAGGCTTCCTCTTCCATCCCGCAGCGCGCGTTGTGCGCTCCGGATATGGGCGGTCCATCCGCCTCGGGTGCTCCCGTGACAGAGCCGCTGCCCTACGGGTGTGTGGGCACTCGCGCCGAAGCGGAGGCGCAGAAGGCGCAAGCCCTGACGCGCGGTGCTATCACCGCGCAGGTTCACCACCTCGACGCAATCCCCGAACAGCGCCGCGATTTCCCCGCGGTGGGGGTCGCTGAGGCCGCCATTCTCAGCGATGGCACCTCCGAGGAGAGGGCGGCGCTGGCGTGGGCTCAGGCGTCGTATTGGGCGCGTGGCGGGCGCACACTCGATTCAATCGTCGAGTGTCTCGCCTCGGACCTGGAGGAGGGAACCTCCAATGGCGCCGGTAGCGAGGCGCACGGCTTCATTGCCGCACTGGAGCGTCGGCTGGAGGCGGCTCCGCGTGAGTCGCGGGTAGTCGTATCAGCACGCGCTGAGTGCTGGACGGTGGCGGCGGAGTTCCCGGAGGCGGACGGTCCCGATACTTCGGGTTTTGCCCACGGGCAGGACTTCGAGGGAGGCAGCTGGTAGTAGTAATGGCCCCGTGAGCCGATAAAGAAACGGCAGAATTTACAACGATGCAGTCATAAAAAGAGCTGCGGTCGAATCGTTGAGTTTCCACTGTGAAAAGGAAACTGTGTAGATGAGGAATTTTCATGAAATTCATCAATCTCACACCACACGCCATTCACCTGAATGACGGCCGTGTGTTCGAACCCTCTGGCCAGGTGGCCAGGGTCGGCTCGACCTACACGCCGTTCGACGGTGACGGTGTCTGTCAGGCTGTGTTCGGAGAAGTCCAGAACCTGCCCGACAAGGTGGAAGGAACGATGCTCATCGTCTCCGGAATGGTCAGCCAAGTGGTTGACGGTTACCGGAGCGACGTAGTGTCGCCTGCCACCGGGCACCCGGACACGAAGCGTGACGAGAAGGGCCAGATCAAGTCTGTGCCCGGATTCGTCCGCGCGTGACCGAGGCGTGTGCTGCTGCATTTGGCAAGCGGGGCTCTGGCGAGCCTGTCAACAGAATCGCCCGGCACCATACAGACGCCTCTTCGTGGCGGTGCTAGAAACCGACAATTACGTCGGGCCAAGTCTCAGGTGATGGTCAAAAGAAGTGCCTCACCGCCCTCCCCGGAATCCCGAACCGGCGGTTGTAAAGTCGTGAAAGGCGGCAAGGGGATGGTTAATGACAAAACCACCAGTGGGTAAGGCGGAAATCCAAGAAATCGACGGACGGCGGTTCTTGGTGGCGGAGTTGCCCGCCGAAACGGCAACCTGCGATGATCACATCGCAGAGCTCGTCGCCGGCCGCCCGGTCGTAGTGCCCTTTAGCAAAAGAGGGCACATGATCGGGAGGTTGAAGGCCCAGGGGGTCTTTACCACCTCAAAGCAGGTGGTCGCGGGGCAGTGGATCGCATTCTTCCCGTGTGCGCCGCGGGAGTGGAAGTAGCGGTCCGTCAGCGGGAATTGTCCGGGGGTAATTCCCCGGCGGTTCCCGCTTTCTTTTAGGTGTGGCATCCCTGTCAGACCGCGGACCTGCGCCCCTTTTTTTTTCGCTGGTAGTTCCCACGCCCCAAGATTCACATTTGGCTTTGCAGCATTACGATGTCATGCTTGGTGCAATTCGACATGCTCACACTCGCCCGCCAAGCCCTCGTAGATTTCACCGCCGACGACGCCTCCGCGTCCCAGCATTCCTGGCCCTTGAAGGTGGACGTGACACAGGACATCGGCGGTACCTTGTCGCCCAAGGTGTTCGTGTTCCATGCGCTGTTGCGGGATGCTGCATCAGCCGGGGATCGCTTCGAGGCAATTGCTTCCATCCACCAAATGGCTGATTTGCCCGAGGACGCCCCTTCCTACACGCCCGGCAATGACTACGCCATTCCGTTCTACCGGCTCAGCTCGCTGACGTTCCATTGCACCTCCCCGACCGAGGCCGATGATCTGTGGGCGATCATCCAGGCAGACGTGACTGATTTGATCGAGGCGCACAATTCCCTGCTGTCCCTGCAGACCACCGAAACCATTTCCATCCCGTGAGCACCCCATTCGTATTTGCAATCCCCGGCATGATGCCGCCTGCCACGCCCCACAAGGATGCCCAGCTTCCTGTATTACGGGATGGATCGGCACGCATGTCCCTGGGAATATCCGCGGGCGAGAATCTACGCCCGGCGATCATTGACGTGTTCGATGCCAAGGGGGTGCATCTCTATTGCGACAATACCGGCACGCATACGCTAGAGGTCACACAACCCGGAGGCCTCGCCGAGTACATCCAGCAATTCCCCGCCGGCACATTCCCACCGACGCCATGCAAGGTGTTCGTCACTTTGAAATCAGGAGATCAGATTGAAATGGTGGCAGGGCCGACGGATGTGGAGCGGGCGGCATTTATTTGGCCTTGGGTGCCGCCGGAGAGCTAGCTCATCTCCACAATCTTCGGCAGCCCCTCGTAGTTCATCGGCGGTGTCTTGCCTCCGTAGAAATTCTCCAGCAGCCCAATCATGCTGTGCACGTCCGCCGTGCAAATGCCGTTCTCAATGGAGGCGCTGCGGCATTCACGCGTCATCTCCAGCAGCAGGTCCTGCAGGTCCACGTCCTTGATGGTGCCCAGCCGGATGGAGATGGTCTGGTTGGTGATGTGTTGCGTGAAGAATTCGGTGCCTCGGGCAAAGGGGATCTGATTGAGCAGGCGCTCAACGGTCTGATGCAGCGGCTGGGACATGGGCCATTCGAGGCCGGTGGCATTGCGTATGATGGAGGCCCCCTCCCGCGCCAGTGCCGCCGAATTGCTCACGCTGCTGAATACCTTCAGGGCCGACCCCTGCGTGCCCATAATCCATTGCACACATTGCTGCATAATCCGCGGCACCATGAGCATCACCCGGCTCATCGTCGCATCGTCCACCGCACAATGCACCGCCTGCCCGTAATCGCTCAAGGACACAAGTGCCTGTTTTGATTTCTCCATCTGCCCCTGTGAGGCGCCGGTGACGAGCATGGGGAATCCTCGGCAGCCTTTGATCTCCACGCTGGATCCTTCCCGCGAGGAGAACGAGTATGGCTCCAATTGCCCAAGCGCCCGGAACAAATTGCGCATGATGTAATTGCCCTCCGGGGTGTAGATCAGACAGACCGGTTTCGTGGGGAAATCGGCGTAGCCACGTCCGACCATGCCAACGAGCTGGCTGATCAAATCTGCCACTGCCACGGGCACATCGGTCGTATTCTCGCCAGGCACCGGGGTCAGGGTGAGATCGTAAATTTTCCAGAAATCGCAAAGTGGATTGCCGTAGCGGATGTCCGGATTCCATTCCTTCGCCGTGACCTTGCCCCATGGCGTCATGAAGGCTTTGCGGCGCTCCGTCCAGCCCACGCCATCCAACCCCTCCACGCGCGGCAGGTTCTCGCTGATGGATCGGAAATAGACCAGAAGCTCCCTTGCATAATTGCGCTCGCGAATTGTTGGAAGTTTTCCGGCGGGATTATCTTCCGGCTTCGCCAGCTCCGACACACGCGCCGCATCTTCCAAAGTACTGAGTGCCTGCAATTGCTGACTGGTGAGCGAAAACGGATATTCCTTCCCCTGAAACTGCAGGACGCCCATGTGACAGGTCGCCTTGGAATCCACGAACACCACGTTGTTGCGCAATTCGAGGGTGAAATTCGTGAGGTCCACTTTCGAGCCATCATCCCGGATGACATGATAGCCGTGGGCGGTGCGGTAATAGGAAAGGCTGCCGTCCTGGTGGATGAGCCGGGTCTGCCGGATACGCTCGACGGTGGCGGCCCAGTCCAGCTTCCCGTCCTGCTGCAGCTCGGAGATTAGCGCGGTGTAATGCCGGTCGCTGTATCTCAGGGCGCTGATGAGTAGCCCCACGCCCGCGTCCACCCCCTTTCGCGCATGTGCTGCCTCCGCCACATGACGCACCACAAAATCATCCCAGGTTTCTAATTGATCATCCTCCGCCCGCTTCACGCTCACCCTCCCATTGATGGCCAACTCCGCCACTCCCGAGAGCCCGGCCGCGGATTCCTTTCGTAGATGAAAAGTCACTTCCTGCGGCTCCCACAACTTCTCCGAGCATTTGGGGCGGTAATGCACGCAGACCGCGAACCGGTCCCGAAAGGCCACGGCATTGACCGAATTGGCAGCCAGCGCCATGGAGTCGCTGGTGTGCAATTCGATGCGCTGACAATGCGGGTGAATGTCCAGCAGGCCGGTGTAGGCGAAGCGGCACTCATTGAGCCAGTTGACGATTACATCCTCGGGCCGTCCTGAAGGGTAGGCCATCCACCCCGTAATCACCGCCGGCGAGGAGTACAGCGGAATCACCACCGCGGCCTGGGAATTGGAAATGGGAAGCGGGGAGAGGGTGGCGTCCGGGTAGGCCGTGGTCGCCTTTTTGACGAACTCCTTGTAGCGCGCCCCGCTCAGCACCAGACACGAAGCGGACTGCGCTGCGATTTGGATGCCAGCGGTGCGCAGCCAGCCTGCCGTCTGCACCTCTGCAATCATCATCGAATTGCCCGACATCTCGGAGGCTTCCAGCAGGAATTGAATCAGGGCCCGGCGGTCCTCCAATTGGTGGGCAATCTGGCTGATGTCCGGATCGGGGTCGTGGGCGAAGCGGGAAGGGTAGGCCGTGAGGACGCTTTTGACGGCGGTTTTGTATCCGCCATCCAGCAGGGCCATGAAGTCCATCGCCGTGCCTACACGGAACTTGCAGCGCTTGTGTTCGCAAATGGCGTAGGTGGAAAAGGCATGCAGGGCGCCTCCACAGGACGGGCATTTGAGCAGCAGGCTGCGCGTGCCGCTCGTGACTTCCCCTTTGTGGAAATCATGAAGCACTTCGAGCATCGTAATTGATCGTTCGAGAAACTCAGGTGAGAGCATGTTCGATGTCAGCCTACGCCTCAAATTGCTTACGGGCAATCCCCATGAAATACGGGGCGTTTGCGCGCCATATACAAATGACGAAAGCGACTCTCGCTTTCACACCAAACTCAACCAAAACAACTCAAATGAAAAAATTACTGATTATAATCCTGCTCGCGGTCGCGTTTCTGATTTGCCGCACCGGCCTCCCCACGGAGGTGACGTTCGAAAACCTCGCCATCCGCAAAGGCGCCGGTGTGGTGGACCAGGCAGCCGCACGGCTGCTGCTGGTGGTCATCAAACCCACCATCAAAGACTACGTGGTCTTCAAGACCGCGGAGTGGAAGAGCCTGACATTGGTCTGCTTGCCATTCGGCAAGTGGGGCACGTTGGAGTAAAATTCTCGCGCGGGGGCGTTATCCCCCGCAGGGGCAGGTGCCCCTTTTTCGCTGGCAGTTTTATCCCAGGTCATGCGTAACCCAGGATACCGCACACCTGGGATACGCGAAATAAGGACACGCAGCGCGTCATATAGAAATGCAGAAGGTGATTCATATCCCCGACATCTTCCGAGTTTCCTGAAGCTCCTGGTTTAGCGATGAACCCACATGAACGGACGCGTCTCATGTGCTGTAATATTTCGCGCAGGGGTTTCAGAAAGTTCGGAAACTTTCGACCTTCCGCAGTGCGCGCCTGTGGTCTAGCAGGACGTATCGGTGCTCTGCCTCGCCCGCTCCTTCAAGGCGGGTAGGTGATTCTCCGGATCTCAGTTGTCTATTATTCGACACAAGGAGAGATTCCCGAGCAGGCGCGCATTGCGGCCCTTTTCAAATAAACAAAGCCACCAATGAGGTGTGCTTTTGTTTTCGGTATCAGATCTGGAACAGCAGTCAATTAAACCCAACAACCAACCCAAATGAAAACTCAAGAACTCAAACCCATCACAGGAACCGTCAGCAAGAAATTTATCGAGAAGGTCGATCGGTATTTCAACCACAGCAAGGAGACCATCATCGTCGAACTCATCCAGAATGCCCGACGTGCCGGAGCCACGGAGATGCGCTGGACCATCGAGCCCGCCGGCCCTGAGCAATGCAGCATCACCGTCACCGACGACGGCTGCGGCGTCGAAGATCCGGCAGTGCTGCTCACACTCGGCGAATCAGGTTGGGATGCAGGCATTCAGACGGACGAGGATCCCGCCGGTGCCGGTTTCTTTTCGCTCTGTGGTCTGAGCGGGGCCGTGCATGTCTCCAGTCACAACTGGCGTATGACGCTCGACAAGGCCATCTTCACGCACGGGAAGGAGACGCTCCCCTGCGCCACCAAGTCGCCCATCAAAGGCATGCGGCTGGAATTCATCACGAATGCGGAGAAGTCGGAATACTACGCGCACCATACCGCGGTAACTCGATGGATGGACGCTGTGGAGAAATGCTCCAAATACTGCGGGCTGAAAGTCAGCATCAACGATAAGCGCGTAAAGCAGGAGGATTTCCTGGCGGACGCAGAAGCGGTGGTGGAATGGAACGGTATCCGTATTGGGATTCACAATCGCCAGAAGCTGAGCGGCTATTCACTGGACCATGACGCGAACACCGCAAACTTCCATGGCTGCGTGCTCGCCACACCCAAAATGCCCGAAGTCGGGGATTTCGGGAATGACGGCAAAAGCAAATATGCCGCAATCTTGGACATCCGGAACACCCAGCACATCAAGCTGGTCCTGCCGGCGCGCAACGGGATCTTACAGGATGCCAATTGGGAATTGCTCAAGACGCACATCGAGCGCCTGCTGGTCGAGCACGGACTGAAGCGGCACGAAGGGAAACACCGGATGCCGTTTACGACGTATCAGCGCTTCAAGGCCATCGGCGTCGAATTGCCCGAGGCAGTGTCGTATTTGAAAGCAGTCTGCATCAAATGCCGTGACCATTATTCGGAACTGCAATACCCGGAGTTCGACAACGACATGGATCGTCGCGTGGATGTAAGGCATGGCCATCCGGTGCTGGTTCCCAATCTGGACGACAACGGGCTGAATCTGACGATGGCAATTGCCTTTGCGTGTAATTCGGTTTCTGTCACACCCGAGATTAAAGCTGAAGGTGGTTTCGATGTGGACGGTGCATTTGAACTACCCAAATTGGATGATTGCCTGAATATGCAATTCGTCCGCGCCAACGGCAATTTCAGCGGGTATTCCTGGTATGACCGCCTGCCGTTCATCGAGGAGGACTCCGTGAAGTTCACGGTGAAGCAGGGCAAGCATGGAGTGTACACGAGCGAAGGCCAAAGCGACGCCCTGCATATGCCGCAGGGCCCGGATGAGCTGGCCTCGGAGATCCTGGTGGATTTCATCATCGAAAAGCCGGTGAGGGACAAGGGGATGGGCGAGAAGCGAGCACACATCAATCTGCAACTGGAGACAGTGGCGTATTTCCGCACCGCCGACTGCTCGCATGTGGAGGACGGAAGCTGGGCATTTGCAAAGGCGTTACTCCCGGCGGATAGCGGAGCCGAGGCGAACAATGCGCAGACCAAGGAGCGGGACATCCGCAGCCAGGCGGAGAACTGGATGTTGATTGCCTTCTGCGATCCACCGGATGATTCGGATCATGAGGACAGCACCGCTGATGCGCAAAGCACCTGGACCTGCCGGAAAATGAAACAGGTGCTGCTGTCCCCGGAGAAGGCGTTTCAGGAGGCCATTGAGGGTCAAGTTCGATCGCTGCTCAGCTCGGATGAATTCAATAAGGCCCGTCGCAAATCTGGAATCATCGGGTTGACTGTGGACTTCGAATATGGCGATCAGCGTCCGGTCGGAGAGAAGCATTACAAATACTCAGAGAACAAGATGACGATTACGTTTCACAAGAAGGAAGCAACAACCATCAAAGGTAAATGCTGATCAAATGTGTCTGCTGTGGAAGCACCGCGCACGAGCACGCAGGCTGCATTGTGGCAGAGCGGGATGCATTGAAGTCCGCATTAGGGAAACTGCGCGAAGCGATGGAGCGCATCATCTGCGCCAATGGAGACTACTACACCGAAGCGCCCGAATGCGAACACGCCGTGGCTGAATTGCAGGACGCGATCCGGGCAGCGGCAAATATCATGCATCCTGCGATTCTTGACTTCGGCGTAATTGAAACAGGAGACCCACATCCCTCCCTGACGCATTTCCCGAACAAGGATCTTCGGGAAATCATCACCGCGGCATCGCTGAAGGATTTGGAATTGCCGAAAGACGAGGCGTTCATTTCCATCATCGAGAAGCCCGCAGGCGATTCCGCAATTGCGAAACCAGAACCCACAGGGTAATCTCCCCACATGCTGCGCGACATCATCTCAGACAAAAACCCATCTTTCCTCACGGTCATCGAACTCCCCGACTGGGTGAAACAGGCCGAGGTCATCTCCGACGACGAGGTGAAAAACCTGCACGCCTCCGCCTTTGCGGACCCGGTGCATCGGAAGCATCCCATGCATTCCAAGGTGGCGGCCTACATGAGCGCCGTATATTTGGGAGCGCAGGGCGTGCCGGACACGGCCCCCGAGCTGCAGGCCGTCAAATCCGCCTCCGCAGTGTTTGGCATTGGTCATGAGGTCGCCGATATCCTCAGCAACCTGCGCGCGCAGGTCAAATCGGCCGCCGCCCCTGAATCGCTCCCGCGCTTTGCGCTGACGGTTAAGGTGGCGGCGGAAGACAGCGAACCGACGGGCTTCTACCCGCTGACGTCCGCCGTGCAGATTCAGGACTCCGCGGTCCAATTGGTGAAGGACTTCAATTCCGGCACCGGTGAGCTGCCTGTGGATTGGTTCAAATCGGCCAGCGAGACCATCATGCGGGTCGCCCCGAGCTTCGGGCTGGCTGCCGATGAATTGCCCGCGGACGTGCGGGAAATGGCGGAACCTCGGGTGTTCGATCGCGACAAGGCGCTGGACCTCGTCGGGCATCGGAAGTTCGCCGGCGTCAGCGATGAATTGCTGGAGGTCTATCGGGACACGGTCAAATCCGCCGGTGCCGAAGGCGGCATCACAGTGGAGGAGGCCGTCTCGCTCATTGAAACCCTGGATCGCGCATCGGGAATCAAATACAGCACGGTGTTCGTGAATCCGTGGCGCATCTTCCACAGCGGCCCTTCGGTGGAAGCATTGAAGAAGGTGGCGTCGCAGTCGGTGTTCCTGGATCAGGTCATGATCCCAGCGATTCATTTCAGCACGCTCAATGAGGCGTCCGTGCGCTCGGCGCTGGGCAAGGAAACGGCGGACACGGTGATGCAGGCTGTGAAGCTGGCTTCTACCAATCCCGGCGAGGCATCGGCGCTGCTGGCGCTGCTGCCAGCGGAGGTGCAGCGCGAGGTGCTTGTCGTGACACATACGACCCTGCGCGGCCTGTCCTCAGCGGCGTAACGCACATGGCGAAGCTCGACAGCAAAACTGTCAAAGAGGCATTCGATCACGACGACACGCCGGCGATCGTGCTTTTCGCAATCGTCTGCAAGGCGTATCCCTGGATCCTGCCCACGGGGGACAACCCGGATCATGAGCCCGTAGATGCCATCACCATTTGGACATCCCTGCGGCATCAATTCGGAATTGTGACGTCGGTGGAGGCCGAGAACAAAATCATGGCGATGCTGACGGCAGTGGAGACGGACCTATACTACGAAAATCCGGAGATGTTCAAATCCATCACCGGGGCCATTTGCCACGGGGATGTGGACGATGCCATCAACGGGAGTCTGTCGGATATCTCCGGCGCGGAGGCGTCCATTGCAATGCATGAGATTGATTTGGTGCGCGGCGAGGAGCATCCGGAATATGCGCCAGCGGTGCAGGAGATCATCAATCGCGAATTGAAGGAGGAGGCGAATGATGATGAGGATGGTGCGGATTTGCAGGAGGTGCTGCAGCGGCACGACAGTGAAATCAAGGACTGGCTCAAGCGATTGGGTCTTTCCGCAACCTGAAGATAAATAAAATGAGTAAAGAAGACGCGGTACTTATATTGCGCGCACTGAATGATGGGGATCTGTTTTACGCCCTGCGGGATATCATGCAAGGGCGTCGGGTAGAATACGCGGAGGCTGGTGATGAATACGGACACGCGACACGGGAAGCCAAACTCGCAGTGATTCGGCACATCCTGGGCGAGTGAGCAAAAAGAGTGAGCCCACGATGAGCATGGGCACATGGATGGCAACTGAGGGAGGACGCAAGTGTCCGCTGTGCGGACGCTATGCCAAAGCGCGTGAACTTGGCTGGCTCGGATTCAACACACCGACACTGTGCCTCGATATGTATGGTCACCTGCCTGGAAAGGGCTGCAACCGCAGAAAGTGAAAAACCAAACAAACCAAATGAGTAAACAAAAGACCGGATCCCATCGCACCGCCCACAAGCGGAAGGATGGCATCCTTGAAATCGCAGGACTGGTCTCGCAGAAGGACCACCACACGATGAAGCGGATGGAGAAGAAACTTGAGGGACTAACCGTAAGGGAATTCGCCGAGCAGACTTCGCAGCCTGGTATTCCTGGGTGGATTGAGAGGACTGCGTGAGCATCTTCCGCCCGCATCGACAGCCGGCGCAATTGCTTTATGATGTATTCGAGGCAGAGGCAAAGCACCGCAAAGACAAGACGGTAGAAGATTGGATCTTGGACGAGCGGGAGGTCGTCTGGCGCGCAGCCCGAGACTGGGCGCAGCAAAATGGGAAGCCAGTCCCCACGATGGAAATGGTGAAGAAGGCAGAGAGATACGCATGCGGGCACACGGACTACGGAGCCAAATGGGCGTATGCGCTGGTGGAGGAAATGCAGAAGCAGGAATTATAAGCAAATGACTGACGAAGAAAATCAAAAGCTAGTCCTGAATTTACGCCATGCTGTGGTATGCATGCGCCGTAATGCGGCGGAACTGAAAAGCGGAGAGGGATACTCATTCCCGCAATTGCAACCGCAGAGAGATGCGTCTGCTGGGACACTGGAGTTTTGGGCTGGAGAGCTGGAACGCATGATCCCTACAACTCAGCCCGAGATCACCCGCGACCCTCCCCCAAATGCCCCGGTCGAGTGAACGCCCGTCTTGAAATTGCGCTGCATCTCCAATTGCAACCCGCGGTCGAGCAGCAGAGGCTCGCCCATAATCAGCCGCCCCAACACGATGGCGAAATTCAGGGCATGGAGGGTGTCGTCGGGCTTTGAGCCGGAGCGGATGTAGCGGAAGGACTGCTGGCCGGCGGAGAGGTCACCAGGGGCGCGGTACATGTTCAGCAGATCGGAGAGGCAGGGCTTGGCCTCCTCCCATCGGTAGCAGCTCAGGCGCGAAGCATTGCGGATGACATCAAACAGGAACGTGATGCTCTCATTGCGGTTGATGCTGTAGTGGTTCGTCATCGAGGTGCTGGCGGGCCGCGCGACCATCGGGGAGCCGGGAGGAAGGGCGTAGCCCAGTGCGTAATGGCTGGATGCCAGCACGCCCTCCTCCTTGCGGAGCAGCAGATTGTAGGTGGCGCCGGCCGAGAAATCCGAGGCGATGAAACTGCCATGCCCGCGCTTGTGGGCCTGGGCGATTTTATGGAGGATGACGTCGTAGGCCATGCCTGCGTATTTAGACATGCTGATGATTTCCATCTTGTTGTAGGCCGTCAGCCCGAGCATGACGTGCACGGTGTAGGACTGCTTGGTCTTGTCCGCGGGATTCCAGTCGCTACCGCCCCAGTCAATTCCTGAAACCACATGGCGGTATCCTCCCTGCTGTGCACGGGCCAGCCTGCGCTCCGAGGTTTCCTCGGGATTGCAGATGTCCTCCAAATCTTTCTCTGAGATTTCCCGCAGGCCGTCCTCGCTGGGGATGCCCATTACTTCCTGCATCCATTTCTTTACCTGCCCCATCTGGGTGTAGTCCTTCAGAGACTGGAACAGCGGGATCCACTGGATGGGATCGACTACGAACTCGGAAATCAGAATCTGCGGTATGTGGTAGGATTTGAATCCGGCCTCTGCGCGACCGGGATGCGCATGCACATACTCACCATCCTCCATGTTGAGTATCTTGCCTGTGTGCGGACAGGTGGGGCCTTCCACCTGGATGATGGGTAAGATTTCTTCCGGGTCGCCGCAGTTGACCCAGTGCTTCCCGTCCGGACAGCGGACGTGCCATGTGCCCATGCTGCCCTGCTGAAACTTCGTTTCGAGCGCGGAATCGAGCGTGAGTGAGGTGCCTGCAAACGTCTTGCACTTCAATGATTTCGATCTCAGCACCTGCTCGACTTCAGGCAGCAAATTCACATCGAACCCCTGAAATTCGTCAAAAAGCAAATCAGATCCGGTCTTTCCGCGCGCATCTGAGGCGGTAGTAGCCACGCGCACCAACTCGATGAGTGACTGGTTCGGATACTCTTTCAGGTTCAGATTAGACCGATACCCCTTGGGCGTAGAATGGTATCGAAAGCAGCGCTCCATCTCGCGCAGCTTGGTCGCGTACGTGCGCATGTGCTGGGTGTGAGGTGCCACGTAGATGGATCGAAATCCTGGAAGCAAATGGGTCAGCACCAGCTGTCGTGCACTGAATGTGGTCGACTTGGAAACCTGCCGGCTTGCTCGAATCGTGGTCTCTCCACCGGAGTTGATCTCCGTCATTACGAACGCAAATGGTCGATTCAGAAGGGACAGCGGCCTGCGCAGAGGAGCGGCGGGAGTCCCCAACTCCACGGCATCTGGATCTTCAGGCAAAGACTCAATCGCCTCCGGAAAGAAATAAGGCAGGATCGGCCCGCAGTTGTAGTCGCATTTGCGGAAGATGTCCTGGATGATGCGGGCGGCCTCCGGGCTGTAGGGAGCCCCATCGCCAAGCTGCGCCTCCAATTGGATCATCTCCTGACTGAGACGATCCAATTCATTGACGAACTTCGCATTCGTCAGTAATTCATGGTACAAGTCGAACATGCCATCCACCTCACCGCAATCACTCCGCAAAGTCAAACCCGGCCAATTCCCGGCCGTCCGCTTCGGAACCGTCCCAACACTCAAACCAAAAACAATTGAACCAAATGCCATCATCGAATCCGGCGACCACATCGCCGAGCCCGTCCCCGCAAGACCCGAAGGAAGCGCAGCCCAGCGGCGCGCCGACCGCTACAACTAATTGGGATTACCTCTGGAAGACGCCGGGGCCTCGAAAGCCCCGCCCCAAGGAAATCGCCAAACGCTACCCACGCCTGATGGCTGCCATCGGCGCTGCCATGAAGCGCTACGCGGAGGATCCTGCCACGCCGCCGGTCAGTTCCATTATCCTGGAGCCTGACGACCTGCATCTGGATTTCCGCATCAGCCTGCGCACCGCAGACGGCACCACCAAGACCATCAAAGGCGACACCATCCTGCCGGACATCTTCGCCGTCATGCAAATGCCGGGGGCCGTCAATAATTTCGAGGTCATCCTGCATCAGCTCGCCGTGAACCCGACACAGACGCGGTTCCAGTCGCTGCTGCAGGCCCGCGTGCAAGTCGAACAAACTCCGAATGACAGAATTCTGGGCTCTTGAAGAAAGGGCAGCCCGGCTGCTTCAATTGGAAGAGATCGCCGAGGGATTGCGGAATCTGGATTGGTGTATCGGATACGAATTAACCGAAGCGCAGCATGTCGAATTGGACGATCTGCGCACAAAAGCCTTTGAACTAATGAATAAAACAAATGAGTGCAGCACCAACAACAGAATCCCACGCCACTGAATGCCATCGGCAGATCGCCGCCAATTACCCCCAAAAACCAGAGCACGAGTTCTTCATCCTCTCCGACGGCAGCGGCTACATTGACGGCTTCGCCGGTGCGGCCGTCATAGTCTACAGCCCTCAGCATTGCTTCTGCGATCTGAGCACCATTGCATGGTCCGGCGGGGACACGGAGAGAGCAGAGTTTGAAGGGCTGCTGGCAGGTCTGCAGGGTATCATGAATCGTTGCAAATGGGACAATGGCGATGATTTCCAGATGCTGCGGATGAAGCGTCCGCTGGTGCATTGGTTGACGGACAGAGAATCGCTGGCCCTGGCCGTCGCCAGGAAGCCCGACGGCTCCACTTTCTACCGCCGCAAATCCACCCCTGACCTATGGGCCCGGTTCGAGTGGTATGAGGCGATGTTCCGCATCACGCCGCATTACGAGTCCCGCAATGCCACGCCGGTGTTCCGCCTTATTGATCGGATGGCCTCGGACATGCGCGAGATGATGCAGCGGTATGCCGCAGCCTGGCCGCAGGATTTGAAATGGATGAGCGGCTACGAGAAAATATGGAAGGCGCCGGAATTGTTCGAGACGCACGTGGATGCCATGATCACCGCGCTCACGCCGATAGATCATATTGATGCCGAGAGGGAATCTCAGATGCTGGCGATCCTGGGCGCGGATGTGTATCCAATCGTCTTGCAGACCGCCCGGAACGAAATTGCAAATGCGCCAATTGAGCGCCAGCACAAAACAAACAAACCATTGTTATGATCGCTACTGAAGTCCCTGATGATTTACCAGAAGACCAACCACACCATCCTGACAATCCCCCGGAGCTGGTGGAGAAGCTAGTAACCGAGAACATACGCCTGGTTTCCCACATGCTGAAAGAATGGGGGGCGTTGCGTGGAGATTCGGAATATGACGATTTGTTCTCCGCGGGTATGCTTGGATTGTTCCACGTTAGCCGGCGGTTTGATGTCAGCCGTGGATTCAAATTCAGCGCTATGGCCTGCCTAGCTATTCGCCGTGAGATGTGTAAAGTCTATACGGCCCGTCGGCGGCAAAAGCGCGGAGGCGGAAGACCCGACCTTTGCTTGCACACGTCCAATTCGGAACACGGAGGAATACCCCTGGAGGATCAATTGATCGACGAGCAGAATGTGGATGGGTTGCAGGCGTTGCTCAAAACAGATGACGTAGCGACTGTAATGAATTGTGTAATGAAACTCACGGAGTCGCAGCAAAAGTTCCTCGCGTTGCGATTCGGGATGGACGGAAAAGATCCACACACGTTGGTCGCGATCGGAATGCTATACGGAGTAACGGGCGCACGAGCCGGGCAACTGGAAAGCAAACTCTTAACGCGGTTGGCTTTCTTTATGAGGCAGGCGCAAAAAATTGACGAGACGGCGGAATGCCCATCCTGAATGAAACCAAATGAGTAAATCCTATTACCTCGACTACTATCGGGAACTCTGCCCGAGCGAAGAGGGTTGGGTAATTGGGCAACTGGCCGAGGAGCGCATCGCTGCGGATAAGAAAGAAAAGGAGTTGTGTGCCTTGCTGATGCGAATCCGCGAAGACTACAACCATCCGTGGCCAAATGAGAATTCCGGCACACATAACCATCGCACGACAACCTTCAACGAAATCACGGCTGTCCTCGCAAAATAAACACCAAATCAAAATGAGTAACAATACACAAATGCTGCCTGTCATGGCAGTCATGGGGGACACCCACCTCAGGTCGAGCCAATACGGACGCACTTACCGAGGCGAAGACTTCTTCAACGCCGTCATTTCAGCAATTGATGTGGCTTACGAAGCCGGCGTCAAAACCATTATCAACACCGGAGATCTGCATGACGTCAGCACCCCGGCATCGGCAGTCATCAACCAGCTCGTGCGGATCTGTCAGCACCTGAACAAAAAGCACATGACCATGTGGGTGATTCCTGGCAACCACGATCATTGCGAGCCAAGCTGGCTGTCCGTGCTTCAGCAGACGGCCGGGATGTTTGAGGGCGAACTGCCCATGCGGGCGCTGGTGGATACGTCCATAGCGATCGACAAAGCCGGACTGCATCGTCCAATTACCATCCATGGCATTTCCTGCCTCGCAGGCGACGCCATGCGGGAATTCCTGGCAGATCCCAAAGGCCCCAAAGCCGATTTCCTCGCATGGCACGGGATGGTGAAGGAATTCGCGGATTTCCCCAATGCGGACACCGTCTCCATTGCGGACTTTGAGGCCTGCCCGCGCTACCAGTCCATCCTGCTCGGGGACGTGCATGTGACGGACTACCGACGCTTCGGGCAACATGGCATCATCGGCTATCCCGGCTCCACGGAGCTGTGCAGCGCCACGGAGGCGATGCAGAAATACATCGGTCTCGTTTACGTCAGTCCGGATTGCAGCCATCATGAAGTGCAGACGCTACCCATCATGACACGGAAGGTGCTGACGCTGCGTGCGGACACGGAGGAGATCTTCCAGAAGATGCTGGTCGAGCAGGTCATCCCGACCAAGGCGGAGAAGCCCATGATCTTCTTCAAATACAATCCAAACATCCTGGACTGCATGCCGCGTCTATTTGCGGCAGCCAATCCGGATTCGATCGTACGCGGCACGGCGATTGCATTTGATGTGTCGCGTCCAAATGTTGAAACCGGGGAGAACGAAGAAGCCCCGCAGGCCTATACCCAGGAGCAGACCCGCGCAAATCTGGAGGGACTGCTCACGCAATTCGTCCCTCCAAACTTCAAAGACCTGCACACGCTGGCAATGAAGCTCATGGACCCGGAGGCGAAGGCCACATCACTGCTGACGGACTACGTCGGCGCAAAACTCAGCAAATCGAACGCACAATGAAACCTACTAAAGAAATCACCACCGGCGAGAAGATCATCGACTCGCGCGACGTCATTGCGCGAATTGATGAATTGCGCGGGGAACTGGATGCGCTGGTTTCCAGTGTGACTTCGGTGGCAAACTCCGAGGATAGGGAAGCCGCACGGGAGCCGCTCGCCGACTGGTTGGGTATCGCAGTAGACGAGCTACCAGAGGACATTGACGCCTTTGCGCCAAAGCTGTACGGTGCTTACTACAAAAGCGATGAAGCGCATGAGCTGGCCGCCTTGGAAGCCCTGCAAAGCCAGTGCAATTATGGAGACTGGCGACACGGAGAGTCGCTCATCCGCGACGACTACTTCGAGGAATACGCCGAAGAGCTGGCCTCGGACATCGGAGCAATTGACCGAAATGCCAACTGGCCGATGAACCACATCGACTGGAAGGCGGCAGCAGCGGAACTGACCCAGGACTACACCCTCGTCTCCTTTGACGGGACGGATTACTGGATTCGGGCGTAACCCAACACACCAAATGACTGACAAAAAAGACAAACAAGCACGACTCCGCGACCGCATCGCTACCTGCGTAGTGGAATCTCAGGATGGAAGACCAGATCGCGCAATTCAACAGGCGACCGACCACGGACGTTTAGACTGGGCAATTGAAGGACTCAATTCGATCCTTGGGGGCATAATCCTGGACATCCTAGAAACGGACGACGCGCAAAAAGCCATTGATGATTTGACCTATTGCTCCCAACAGCTGGCCCGTGCGGCGCATGCGATCAACAAGGAGTTCCTCGCAAATCCACCAGAGGAGGAAGAGGACGCACGCAAATACAATGTCTTCCATCGGACCTGGTGGATTGAAAATCCAAGCTGGCCGAATGGCAGGGAGCCCGGCGCAGGAAAGAAGCATTACCTCGCCGAGGATGTGAGCTACGCAATTGCGCGAGCGATGTGCAAGGAATGGAACGACGAACACGATCCCGGTCCGCTGAGCGATAAGGCGGAATTCGAGGAAGCCTAAAATCAAAAACAAATGAGTGAGAAAAAAGACGAGCGAGCGAAAGACCAGGCAAAGGCCCAATTGGCCAGCATCCGCGAAATGGTCGCGGCGCTGGACCGCGAGACGGCGGCAAAGGCCTACGTCAAAGGACTGACCAAAGCCCAAATCATTGACCTAATCAAAGATGAGGAGGGAATGGGCTGCAATAACGATCGCGATGAGGATGATCTGCGCGAGGAGCTGACGGATAAAATCACCGACAAGACCATTGAACCGGCTGATTTCGAGTTCGATGAGGAGGAGGAGGCCCGAGAGACGGCGGCAAAGGCCTACGTCAAAGGACTGAACAAAACCCAAATCATTGACTTAATCAAAGATGAGGATGATCTGCGCGAGGAGTTGACGGATAAAATCATCGACGAGACCATTGAACCGGCTGATTTCGAGTTCGATGAGGAGGAGGCCCGAGAGCGAATTCAGGAAGACCCGCTGTCCGTGCAAATGCGATCCGGGTGGTGCTACAGCAAGGAGGACATGGAGCCTGAGGAATACACGATCCTACTTTGCACGGGTGGGCCTGCCTGTCGGATCATCGGGAATTTGGATCGTGGGGAGCCTTGCTCTGCACGCCTGGAATATCAGGATTGGTTCACTCGCTGGGAACCTTATTGCATGGATCAGGAAGAAGAGAACGACGTCATCAAATATGCCCGGCAATTCTGGTTCGGAGAATGACCTACACCCAATGACCACGAAACAATTCATCAAGAAATTCCCAGACTCGGAGATCAACGCGAACTGCCTGCAGGACATGGCATGCCCGCAGTGTGGCGCCCGTGGAGGATTCAATATCCAATTTACCGGCACATGCACTGTTTACGATGACTGCACTGAGGAAGCCGGAGATCATGAATGGGACAACGACTCGGACTGCATCTGCAATAGCTGCGACCGGGCCTCCTCCGTCAAATACTTCATCATTGAAGGACTGGATGATGCCCTGCGAGAACGCCAGAAAACTGAAATACCAGAATGACCACCCCAGAACACCCCAGCCTCACCCGTGCCCGTGAGCTAGCACATGATTCAGGCTCAACCGCAGAGACGGCAAAAGGAATATGCCGCTGGTTGTCCTCCCGTTACGGCACCAGGTATCAGCGATGGCTGGAACGCCTACCCAAACAGACCACGAAACAATACCTGAAGGCCGAGCGTGAACGCACAACAGATCCGGAAGCCAAGCGTGCAAGACATGATGTGAAATTCAGGAAAAAATACCTGCTACAATTGCGCCGCCGGGAACTGAAAGCCAAGCGCAGCACAGCCCATACACTCAGAGGCGTGACCGCATGGATGGACTCCTTCAATGCCCGGAAATCGGAGATGCGGGAGATTGCACGGCTGCGCGCCATCATCAAAAGGCATGGCGTCGCCATCCCGCAATTGATCGCAGAGGCCCCCGGCACCCTAGTCATTGGATTCGATGCGGACTTCGCCCGAAAGCGCGGAGTGCCGAACATCTGCATGGTTGGTAAAGAGGCCACGCTGACTGCCACGAAGAAATCCTCCTACGGAATTCATTGCGAAGCCACACCAAGCACCTGTGATCATCGTGGGCGCTGGAGTGGATATGAAAGAGCAACACACAGCAACTACGTCCGCTCCTTCGGCATCATCGATCGGAAAAATCCAAGGCTGCTCCATTACGCATTCCACACCACGGAACTGCATTTGGAATTGCCGGAAGGATACCAATGGCAGGAGGACAGCCTCGGGCTGAAGGCAGTCTGCGGTCCGGATGACTTCCATGTGACGGCTCCGATTTTATTGGGAGCAAATGCCGTCGGCGACATCGTAAGGCACCTGCAGGACAATGCCAATCGGCGCAACCTGATGAAAGCGCAGATGGCTGCGGAGAAGGCGCACGTGGAAGGCGTCTGGGTCTGCCTCGCGGATGCTTTGCGTGCGGGCAATTGCAAAGCCGGCTGCCTGGCCTTCGCGGAGCGGCATCATATCAGCGCCTCAAGGCACTACCCGGCGCCGGTGCTGCTAGACATGGCAAATGGTGAAGCAGGGCGGGTGAGGCTGGCAATTACTGCGGCTTCCATCCGACACAGAAAAGAAATGGAGCAGGGATTCGCCCTACTCGAAGAACATATCACAAATTGATCAAACGACTAAAACTCACAAACTTCGGAGGCCACGAGTCTCTGGACATCGACCTCAATGGTCGGTGCGTAGGAATCCTCGGCGCCAACTTCACGGGCAAATCGACCGTACTCAAGGCGCTGGAATTCGCATGGACTGGCGGACTGGACGAAAAGGCGGAATCCTTCGTGCGCTCGGCGGCGGATGGCTCTGTCGCCAATGCAGAAGTAGAAATGGACTTCGAGAAAAGCGGCATCACCGGCAAGATCTACCGTCGCGTGGGCAAATCACCCAAGCGCTGGCTGGAACTCAGCACGATGGTGGACGCAACCGGCAAGCCGGAACGCATCGCGAAGGCCGCGGAAATCGACAAGCAACTGGCGGCGATCTTCTGTGCGGACAAGCAAGCCATCGCCAATGCGATCTTCCTGCCTCAGGGCTACCTCGACAAGCTGCTCTTCGGCGACCAGCCCGAGCGCGAGAAGCTGTTCATGCGCCTGCTGCTCATCGGGCATTTCGGTACCGTGGAGAATGCTGTGGATACGCAAATCACCAGCGTCTCCGCCATGCTGCAGGATTGCGGCACGGTGATGGATGAGGTGCGGACGCAATTGCGCGACTCGCAGGAAAAGCAGAGCACACTGTCCGCCAATCTCGCCGGGCTGCTGGATCCATCCGAGACCATCACGCGGTATCGCACTTACCTGAATGCCGTGAAGGCGCAGGAGGCGGCGCTGAATGGAGTTTCGCTGGCGGAGGCAGCGCGTGCCTCCGTACACGACAAGCTGAAAGCGGCCTCCGTGGCGGTTGAGAAGGAATTCTTCGCCGACCTGGACGGCGGAGACCCGAAGAGCGTCCTCGCCGTCACGGAGGCAAAGCTCGCAGAAGCCGACGCCTCGGCCGCAAAGCTGCTGGCCGAATGCAGTGAACTGTCCGCGTTCATCACGCGGGCGGATACGCTGTCCGCGGCATGGGCAGACCACGAACGCCTGAAGGCCGCCGGGCTGGTCTTCGACACAGAGCGCGCGACC